CTTATCCCCGACCTGCTCAGGCTGATCGATCAGTTCGCCGCCAGCCCCCTCAAGTCCCTCGCCGATACCCTGACCAGCTGGCTCGAGCCCGTCGCCCGCATGTGGCGCTTTTCCAGGAACAATGGAATCACCGAGGGCTTTCACACAAAGATGGAGATGATCTCGCGCCGCGCGTTCGGCTTCCGAAACTTTCACAACTACCGCTTGCGCGTGCTCGCTCTTTGCGGTTGGAATGGCGTCATCAATCGGGTCTGATCCACCCTCATCCCCCGTTCACGGGGAAGAGCCCACCCTCATCCCCCGTTCACGGGGAAGAGCCCGTATCCGGCGCAGATTTCCGCTGGTTTTGGGGTGTTTTGCGGTCGCTGGCGAACGCCTGCGAAAAGGAAAATGGCTCCCCGGGCAGGATTCCCAGAGAGCCATTAAATCGTGTAATTACAGTCCACAAAGGGGTAGGTCGGTTTTTGGGTACCCCCAATATGTCCCCGAACAAAATGGACATCCGACGATTCCTGAGGGGGAATCTATTAGCTCCCCATGGCAGCGGGGACACGTCCGAGGTTCGAATATGGCATACCAGATGCGCTTCAACCAGAATTTCATTGTACGCGCTCCTGTCTCCAGGCCTCGATTGATTCGGAGGGCCACGCCACCCGGTTCGGGCCGAGCTTGACCGGTGGCGGGAAGAGGCCTTCCTTGACGTACCGATAGATCGTGCGGCGCGAGAGACTGGTCTCCTCGACGACGCGGCTGATGGGGAACATCATTCGATCACCTCCGACAGACGCTCCTCGATGAAGCCGCGCACCTCGGGGGTGAGCGGCTCGAGCTTCTGGGCAAGGATGCTGCTCCAGTTGAAATCGCCCAGCGTGATCTCTCCGACCTCGGTGTCTTCCTTCGCCGCCCGCTTCGCAGTGAGCGCGAGGCAGTCGAGGTCGCTCGGGAGCTCCTCGCCCTCGGCGAGGAGGACGCGGACGCACTTGTCGTGGAGGTCGTCGCGCGCCTCGAGCTCCTCCAGCGTCAGGGTGACGTAGAGCGAGCCGTCGGGGTCCTCGGCGTGGCTGTAGGGCTCCATCGACCCGGTGCAGTGGACGATGTGGCCGTCGACCTCGTAGTCGCCGGGCAGATGATAGTGGCCGGAATAGATCGCGAGATCGTCACCGAATTTCGCCTTGAGCGCGGCGGTCGGACAGATGTGGCTATCGTCGCCGCCGAAGGACTGAAGGTCCCAGTGGCCGAGTGCGACTTCCGCTTCTCCTGAAGGAAAGGCTTCGACTTGCGCGAATGCGGAAACGTCCCACTCCCAGGGGAAGATCGCGAGCCCCCTGTAAAGCGTCGGTTTACGCACGATCATGACATTGGGATTGCCGTCGAGCAGAGCCTCGAGAATCTCGAAGGCGCCGATGGTCGTCAGGTTCCGGGGGAGGTCGTGATTACCGGCGATGATAATGACTGTTCGATCGACCGCTGCAGCCTCGACGGCGTTGTAGACGTCCATCACGACGCGGTTTGACACGGCGGGATGGTCGAACGTGTCGCCCATGCTGACGACGATATCGACATCCTGCGCCAACTGCTCCTGGAAGTTGGTGAGTTGCTTGCGCTCGCGCTCGCCACGGCGATGGAGCGGGACGCCGTTCTCGAACTTCCTTCCTAAATGGGGATCACCGATCAGGGCGACAGTTTTGCCGTTAGTTAGTGAGAATTTCATGAAACACTCCGTTTTTTGCGGAGAACAACATCTTGAGCTGCTGGACGCAGTCAGAGAGAGCGTTATGAGCCTGACCGCCTTGGATGAAGCTCATGTCGACGTGCTCGGCACCGCGATCGCGACAGGCGGCGATGTAGGTGTTGAGATCGCGGGCCTGCCGGTAGTGGAACGGCATCGGACGACCGATCTGCTCGAAGTGGCTCGCGAGCATCGTCCAGTCGAAGGTCGTCGGCTTTGCCCAGAAGCGGTATCCGCTCTGGGGCGCATCCTTCGTGACCCACTTTGAGAAATCAATGAGCACTTGCTCGGCATCCTCCTGACGGGCGACGAAGCTGCCGTAGATCACCGGCATGGTGCCCCAGAAGTCACGCGTGCCCTCATCCCAGAAGCGGTTGGGGAGAAGGGTCGGGCAGCGATCAAAGACGTCGGAATCAACCTCTTGTGTCTCGATGTTGAACTTGATGGCTGCGAGCTGGAGAATACCAGAGAACGCGGGCTTGGTGCCAGTGGTCTCGAGGTCGACCATAATGTCAGTCATAGTTGCCAAGGGGAGAGGTCCTTAAATTTGGCCGACGCCTTTCCTGCGGCGACGGCTTCGCTGAAGAATTGAGCCGTCATCTTGAACCACTGCCCGAGGCCGTAGCTGAAGATGTAAAAATTGTAGGGGCCACCAACCATCGCCTGCCTCAAGGCAGCAGATCGTTGGCCACGTTCGATGTTGGAAAAGGGGAAACTGGTCGCAGACTGAACCGACTTGACCTCGGCATATTCAATCTGAGCGTTCTGAGTGACGAGAAAGTCGGCCGGCTTGGCGAAGTCGGCAACGGCACGACCACCGTTAAGGCCCCTAAGATCGGACTGATCCCAAAAGCGCTCGATGACGACGCCAGGGCGTTTTCGCATCGCCTCGAAAAAGGCGTGCTGGGCGTCCTTGCCGTCATTCTTCCGTGCCATTGCCGGAATCCAGTTCCATGGCACAGAGGATCAGCGCGCCGATCCCCACGACCCAGCGCGTGGCGGTTCCCCAGTCGAACGGATTGAACGACCACGACACGAACGACCCAAACAGATACACGACCGCAAGGATCAGTAGCAGGGCAAGAGTTTTGGCGAGATAAATCAAAATGAGGGTCTCCAACTGATTGGAGACCCTCACTACGCACCCTTGGCGGGACTTGCGTCTGATATACGAAAAGTCGCTATGCGACTTCCTCGTTTCTGTAGCCAGGCAGGAAGCGGACCCCATGCGTGTTGACCTTTGCGGGTCGCCAGACAAGCCCGCAGTGCTGGCAGGCGTGGGTGTGGTGAGCCACCTCGGCGAACTCGCCCTCGTCGATGTGCCGCGCGCCACAATCCGGGCAGTGCAGGATCATCGGGATGGCGTAATCGGGTTCCAGCTTGCTGGACTCGAGCCTGAACCGCTTCTTCGGCGGTGGTGGGATGTCGCGATAGGACACCATTAGAGCATGTGCCTGTACTGGCGAAAGCCGATGAAGTTACCGTGCTCGCGCTTGTTCTCCCAGATAGGCGTATCGGAGCCCTCGCCATCGTAAGTCTCCCAACGGGAAACACCGTCTGCCTGAGCAACGTGCTCAGCCGGCGAAGCGTGGATTGGGGTGCTGCCGACAAGGCGATCGTGGAGCTCGACTGCTTTGTCGAGTGTCATGTCGAAGCCGTCGACCGTCTTATAGCTGGTGCTCGCGCACCGAGCGACAGAGAGTTTGATCGCGTCCGAAGTGTGGATGCCACCTCGCGCCCTCGGGCGAACTTCCATCACTTTCTCATCGACGAACGGCAAGTGCCATTCCCCCGGCTCTAGATCCTGAATGTCATCCTCGCGCTCGAGGCACTTCCTGACCTCGCGCGCGAGGATCTGGATGTGTGGCTCAGCGGCCTCGTGGTCGCGCAGCTCGAGGAAATTGTCCCATTCGGTACCGCTGACGAGGACGGTGATGTGTGCGAACGGCTCAAGCAGGCGGTTCACGATCTGCTTATGGTAGCCGGCTTTGGCAAATGCTCGAGCAGCGCTAATCGCTTGATCCCGGGCGTGCAACCACCCGGCTTCCTTGGAAATCGGGTCGTAGCAACGATCAATCATATCGAAATGCGAGGCGCCCTGAAGGTAAAGGGGAGCATCGATTTCGTCTCCCGCTTGCATTCCTCGCTGATTGGCGCCCCAGTAAACCGGGATAAAGGGATTCTCTTCGACATCCTTGATCAGCTTTTCGACCGGGATGGCGCGCGAACTGGCGGCGTTTCGGCTAAAAACGCGGTGTGTCATGAACTCGGCATGGATGCACCGCGGATACCGCAGAAGGAGCGTCGAGAGGACTTTGTCGGGCGCCGCGGCGTTGCGGGAGCGAAGGATGGTGGTGGAAGAGATGGTGGTCAAGCGGCTGCTCCGATGTGATGTTGATCGTTCGCCGGCACCTTGGCATCGGCGATGAAATTGACGACCTGAGCGACGATGTCATCGGGAAGCTTCTTCCCTAGCAACTCCTTGGGAACGATTCCGTCGATCTCCGATGAGCACTCATCCAGCTCAAACTGTGAAAAGGCCGTGCCGTTGTAGGGGCGGAAGGTCTTACCGATCGAGACAGTGCAGTCGAGCGGAAGGGTCTTCACGACGTTGGGGTGTTCGCACATGGCCTTTCGCAGCAGCGGGATGAAGATCATCACGACGTCACGGTGGACCGAGAAGACGAGCTCGTCGTGGATCGGCATCATGAAGCGGACCTTGTCCGCGATACCGGCCGCTTCGAGCATGGGCATGAGGTTCAGGATCGATTGCTTCGCGAGGGTGGCGCACGAGCCTTGGATCATCGCGTTGACCGCTTGGTTGCGGGCGCGGCTCTGGATCCTGCGAATTGCAAGGTCCGCATAGTTGCCAAGGCTCGGTGCGGCGTCGATCTCGGCGAACTTGTGACGCATTGCCGACGCCCACGCCTGCGTGGCCTCGTAGCGAGCCCGGCGATGGCCGTCCGGCAGGGTAACGAAGCCGTATTCCGTGACCTCGGTCTGGGTGTTGACACGCCATTTCTCGGCCAGCGGGAAGCGCGCACGATAGCGGTCGACCGCTTCCCACATCTCGTCGCTCGTCCAGCCGAGGTTGCCGCCCACGGTGGAGAGCGAGCCCGAATACCAGTAGTTGAAGTTGGCGCCCTTGCCGACCGGGGTGCCGCGGGCGTGCTTGAAGAACGCCTTGGGATCCATGATGGCGCCCGTGGCAGTGTTCTTGAGGACGCGCCCGTTCGGGTTCTCGCCGAACTTGAAGAGCATGAACTCTTCCTCGGTGAGGCCTGGGAGCGTCTTGACCGCAAGGCAGTCGGCCGCGGCGCCCGAGTGAAGATCACCGTAGGGCAATTGCCCGAAGACTTCCTTGAACCCCGGGTCGTCGCTGAAATCACCGATCAGCACAAGCTCGACCGACGACCAGTCGGCCGAAACCACGAGGTGGTCGTCGTTGTCGGGCAGATAGAAGCTGCGAATGTAGGTCGAGTTGCCTTGCTTCGCGAGCTGCATCGGATTGGGGAACGAGGCGGCGAGACGCCTGGTCGCAAGCTTGGAGCTGACCGACGGATAGACCCGCGAGGTCTCGGGGTCCATCAACTGGGTGTACGGCGTCAGGTACAGCTTCATGCGCTGCTCGATGTCGGCCATTTCCTGCAGTGAAGTCAGGATGGCCTCAGTCTGCTTGTCGCCGTCCTTCTGCGCGCGAAGCATCATGCGGCCACGCACTTCCGCGTCACTACCGACTTTGCCGTCGCTGAAGCGGATCTTCAGGCCCATCAGGTCGTACAGGATGGTCCGCATGCCGTGGTAGTGGACGAGATTGAGGCGGCCCTTCGGGAGCGGGGTGCCCCGTTCCTCAGCCCAAGCGTTGCCGATCGGGTTCGACGCTTGGGTGCACTGCTCGTAGACATCGTCGCTATCCGGCGTATTGATCCACCCGGCGATCTGGGTCCGCTTCTTCTCCCAGTGCTTGGCGTACCAGTCCTCGTACTCAGCTAGTTTCTCGTTCTTCCCTTCAGGAAACGGGAGCAGCTCCTTGATCTGGGCTTTGAACTTGCGGAGCACCGCGGCCATGTTCTCGCGTTCGATGCCTTGCCGCTCATAGACCTGATCAAGGTCGAGGCGGAGGCCGTCGCGCCACATGTTGGCGTAGTGACGGACCATGGGGTTCTCGGTCTTGAGGAAGGTGACCAGCGCCGCGGGGTTCTCCGCGAGCATGCGCTTCATCAGTTCCTTGTACACGCGCACGGCCCAGTAAGCGTCATCGGCGCCGTAATTGGCAACCTGCTCTCCAGTGAGCTGGCCCATGTGGGATGCGCCGTGCGCGGCCAGCGTCTCCTCGTAGGTTGTCATCTGATAGCCGAAGAGGCTCTTCACCAGCTTCTTCAGGCCGTAGCCGAGCGCGAGACTGTCGACATGGCCGTTGTAGCTGTGCGCTGCGTTCGACGTCTTGCTGATGAACTTGCCGAGCATGTCAGCTTGGTCACTGGTCAGGTCACGGCCTTTGGACTCGGTGTCGTAATTGGAGAAGGCGAGCTTGGCAGCCTTCGCGATTTTCTGGAACCCGGTGAGCGGCTCGTCGAGGAACCGGCGGATCTCATATTCGTCCGGACCGTGATGCGAGACGGCCATCTGCAGGGTGCAGACAACATTTTCGAGGATGTATCCCCAACACTGCTCGAGCTGGACCAGCTCAAACGGCGCGTTGTGGGCGACCTTCACGGCGCTGTCAGAAATCCAGCCCAGAATTTCTAACGCCGCCCCAACGGACAGACGGTTCTCCGCGTCCGCGTGGGCAGTGTTGAAATAATAGGCAGTCTCCGCGCCGTCGACGTAGAGCGAGAAGCCCGTGATCACGGTACGGCGGTGGTCAAAGACGTGACGCTTTTTGTTATTGTAAGCGTTCAGCCCGGCGTGCCGGCCCTCGTCCTGGGTTTCGATGTCAATGCCCACGAGCTCGGCCGCCCCCAGCTCCTCGCGGAGGGCGTCGAGCTCGGCCTGCTCGGTGCGGGCGTCAATGAGCCTGGAGGAAATTGACAAGTTCTGTGTCCTGCCGGTGTTGGAAATAATCGATGACTTGGGATGGAGTGAGCTCGGATAGTTCCGAGACCGTGGTGATGAGCGGCACGGTGGCGTCCGCGATGGAATTCAGCACGTCTTCCGCCGGGATGCCGGCGTGAATCTCTTCGCGGATCAACTCGATGAATTTGTTCAAAGAAAATACCTGTTGAGCAGCTCGTCGGCTGCCTGCGGATTGAATTTGCCCGGGATCGCGCCCTTCTCGAGGTCCTCGGCGGGCACCTCGTACATGTGCGTGATCAGGAGCATGTTCTGGAGCGTCTGAAGATTGCCCGGCTCGGCGAGCCATGCCTGGACGCGGGAGGGGAGGGGGATATGTGCGAAGGCGTGAGCCGAGCCGAGCTTGATGCCCGCCTCGATGTCGGGCCAGAAAGGCTCGGCCTGCTCCCACGTCTTGGGTCCGAAACCGGGGATACCTGCAATGTTGTCCGAATTATCACCTCGGAGCGCCTTGTAAAGTGGCACCCACCGCGGCGGGACCTCACGGGCGCGAACGCCCTCGATCTTGATGAGCGGATTGGCCTCGAGCTGGAGATAGTCCATGTCGTTGCTGTGGCAGGTGACCTGCAGGCCACGCGCGGCTAGTTTGCGCGCGAGTGTGGCGACGACGTCATCCGCCTCCCACTCCTCAACGCAGTATTGCAGCGCGGGGCTGAGGGTCAGCAGCTCACGGAACAGCCGAATTTGTGCAAAATGGTCCTCAGCCATCGGCTCGCGCTTGGCCTTGTATCCGGGGTAGATTGCCTTGCGGCGGTCGTTGTGGCGGGCTCCGTCCCAGACCCAGATATGGGTGCCGACCCGCGTCCGCTCGTATTCCTGGCGGAGGCTCAGTCGTTTCTGGCCAGGGAGGGAGGGCTTCGTCATGGCCCGGAGGCGCACGTTGTTGCCGTCATAGATATGGATCACAGAAAAACCTCTTTGCGCAACAGCTCGACGCCAGCGAAGAATTGGGGGTCGGTTTGGTAGAGCGCCCGGGCGCGTTTCAGCCCGTGGTGGATCGCCTTCTTGTCTTTGATCAGGAACTTGGCGATCCGCTTCTTGCCCCAGCCGATATCGCTATAGAGGACCATTGCGACGGCCCAGCGAGCTCGGCAGACACAGGGCATGCGGCCGCTGCGAAACAGATCCTTTTCATCGCCCACGTTGAAGTAGGCACTCGCGATTTTAACAAGAAGGGCGCCCAAGCTGGGCGCCCTTCCGTCAGCAGGTGACTGGGAGGGGGGGGAAGCCACCTGCATGAGGCTTAGTCGAGCTCTTCGAGCAGCTCGAAGCGAACAACACCCCACTCGTTGTTGTTCGAGTTCGTCTTCTTCTCGTGAATGAACTTCACCTTCAGACGAGCTTCGAGGAGCGCCGGGTCCTTCTTGTTCAGCGACTTCACGAAGCGCTGGAACTCCTTGTACCCGGTGAGGGACGGCGTGTAGCCGATCTCAAGGCCGGCTTCGAAGACGGTCGAGGACTTGGGGTCCTTGACGTCTTCAGCCAGTTCGAAGGGGATTTCGACGGTGTCGTAGGGACCATCGACCTTTTCGTTGGTCTTCTGCAGACGAGCGAGTTCGGCCATGAAATTCTGGCCGCCCACGGTTGTCACGCCGTCGTAGCTCTTCACGAAGGTCGTGTTGCCTCCCGTGTTGGCACGGATCTGGCTGATCACGACGACGTCGCTCATTTCGATGATGCCGACGACTTCATCGAGAAGGCCCTTCATATCGCTGCCGATTTTCAGACCTTCGGTCTTCGGAAGCAGATAGGTCTCCACGAGGATGCCGGCGTTATCGTTCACCGACTGCAGCGTCCGCTTGGCGGGGACACCACCCGGCTGCTGGAGCGCGGGGGGCTGATAGGCCGGAACGTCCGGAACCTGGTGTGCTGCTGCGGCTGCTTCGGCCTGAGCCATAACATTATCAAGTGCGGTATTCATAAGAACTCCGAATTAAGCATTGGGAAAGTCCAACCCGAGAATCTTAGAGACGCTCGGGCTGTCGGTCTTGTTGAGACGAAGAAGTCGCTATGCGACTTCCAGGATTTTTCGGGTTGGATCGACCTGGTTGGCCATTTCTGACTTGACCTTGACGATCTGATATTTGCGCTGATCGACGCTATCTTTGTACTGAACGAAGATCACACGCAGGGGTGTCGTACGGGAGCCGCGACTTGCACGGCGGTAGGCCTGCAGAACATTGACGTCCTTGTAGTCGATCGAGATGAAGACCACGAGGTCCGCCCGTTCCCAGTTGTAACCTACGGCGACGGTGGGACCCGACCCGACGATCGCATCGAGCTCGCCCGCGCGGAATGCCGCGTCGATCTTTGCTCGCTGTTTCGCCGAGACGTTTGCGTTGATCAGGCCGACGCGCAGTCCTTGTTCCTCAAGGACTTTGACGCACCGTTCCTGCTCGGGTTGGAGTTGAGCGAAGACCAGCATAGGCCGGCCCTCTGTTGCTAGGGCGGCAAGGTACTTGTCCTTGCCTGTTACCTCGCCCTTGGCCAGCCCCATGGTTTCGGGGTGGCCCATGATTTGCTGGGCGCGGATTAGGTTGACGCCGGGGAGCGTGCCGTCGAGCACTTCCATATTCTCGAGCTCGAGCATGGCCTGCTCGTGGAACTCGTCATATTTCTCCCGGCACTGCGGCCCCATCTCGACGACCTTGGTCTCGAAATGGACTGGCTCGTCGCCATAGACCTCCTCGAAGGTGTGGCGCACGGAGTGGCGCGCCAGGATGGCCTTCAGCTTGTCGAAGTTGTGCCACGATTGGACTTTGCCGTAGTCGTCGATCCACGCAGCATGATAATCCAGAAAACCCTGATAGGACCCGTAATACCGAGGCTCGATCGCGTGAATGGCCGGAAAGGCGCTGTCGAGGCGCCCATCGATCAGCGTGCCCGTCATGCCACAGAACTGGCTACAGCGCTTCATGACATGGAAGAAGCTCTTTGTCTGCTGGCTGTTGGCACTGGAATAGCCCATGTGCAGTTCGTCCACGAGCAGTAGATCGATCTCCGGATGGGTATCGAGCATTCTCTGCCAGTGGTTGCGGAGAAAGGCGAACGTGCAGATAAAGACCTTGGCGTCGCCTACGGTGGCGATCAGATCCTTGGCTTCTTCTTCGACGAACTTGATGCTGAAAAGCGGTTCACCGTCAGGTCCGACTTTACCGGTCGGCACTTTTGTCCGTTTCTGCCGGACAAAAGTCGGACCGACCCAATCCTTGGTCAGGGGCGCGAAGTCGCTTTCGAGGATCGCGATGTCCTCGGGGTCGAACGCGGTGAAGAGGGCGAACTCGTCCTTGTTCTTCTCCATCAGCGACTTGGGCATGACCCACAAGGTCTTCCGCCCGTGCTTGGCCCAGTGGTAGTAGGCGAGGACGCAGACCACCCCAGTTTTTCCTGTTCCGGGGTCGCTCAAATTAAGCGACTTCTTTGCCCCAATGTGAAACGCAAGATCAGATGCTTGATAAGGGCGGAGCGTGTAAGGCGGCTCAGCCATAATTAAGCTCAGCGAATTGTCCGTGATACCTTCTCGCGGCACTGTCGTAGGCGCGAGCAGCGTCATCCTCGTCCGCAAACTGGCCGAGGCTGATTGGCTGACCTTGGAACTTTATGACCGCGCGCCACAGACCGTTGTCGGGTCTCCAATACACGCCCTTATGCTTGCTGGTGGGACCGGCTTTGAGTTTTCGCGACCAAGCACGCCGATGTTGCGCACTCTCAGTCTTCGTAACTGCCCGGAGGTTGCATCTCCGATTATCCAAGGTGTCATAATTCACATGGTCGGCGATGAGCGGGTCACCTGCCCCGAGCCCGAGAACAAACCGGCCCAGCTGAACCGCCCGGCCGTCAATCTTGGCGCGCGCAGTAACCGGGTGGGCTCGCGTGTCGTCACCGACTGCAAACCACTTGTGCTGAACAACTGCTTCAAGATCCTCGGGGGAAATCTTTGACCAATACCCGCGGGTTAACGGAATTTCCGGCCCGTCGGGGGTAAATCGGTAGCCTCGACGTAGGTCGTGGTAATTTTGAACTAGTTCTGAAGAATCAATGTCCTTCTCGATGCACTCGATCAGCGCGTCTAGTAGGCTTCTGTCGTTTTGAAAGTCAGCCACGAGGCCTCCCCAAATGATAGGCGCCGCACGCGTGGCAACGATACGCCCGAAGGCGATGACTCTTACCCCGCCGTCGCAAGGTGTGAGTCATCGCCTTCAGTGCCTCTGGATGGGTTCGGTAGGCGATCTTTCCGGAGCAGCCCCTGACGCCGTTGTTGGGACTAAACTCCAGCACTTTCGAACACCCTCTTCGTGATTGCGCGAAATACGAAATCGAACGCCTGTCCGACCCAAGTGAAGATCGACGTGAACTCGCCCAGCAGGTAGAAGGGCCAGTAGGCGATGCGCGAACCGATCCACCGCTGGCGATCACGCGGTGAGGGCGGGTCAGAATGGAAGCCGTACCGAGAAAGGATTTGGTCTCGCGTCAGGCGGCCTCGATCGGCCAGATCACGGCTCAGCGCGATCATCTCTTCACGCCACCGAAGGGCGGCCCAGCCCAGCCCGATGGCGAGGTACACGACGATGCCGCCGGCAACGACGAGGCCCGACACGTCGGGGAGGGGAATGCTGTCGACAAAGAAATGCGCCGCCACCGCGAGCGCGGTCAGCCACAGCGCAACGAACCAGACCGGGATATCTTCGTCGCGGTCGGCGCCGTACCCGAGTGCCCCGACGGGCACGATCAGACTGACGGCGAGTGCGATCCAGAAGATCAGGGAGCCGAAGACGATCACAGCTTCTTCCCTCCCGCCGCGGCACGGGCCTCGGGCTTGTGGTCGGCGCGCTGCGCGTTGTAGTCGCGCTTCTGGTCGGTGATGCCCTCAATGTCGTAGCGATACGTTTCGGCGATAGTGTCGATGACGAACAGGGCTTCGCCCAGGCCCTCGGCGAGCTTCTGGCGGTCGTTCTTTCGGTGGCCTTCCATCGCCTTCGAGATGCAGTTGACGGCATCCATGATGCGGAAGGTCGGGAAACCGGGGTCGGCAAAGAAGCCGCCGACAGGAATGCCGAGCTTGCCGCACAGGTCAAAGATACGGATGCGGGCGTCGGCCAGCTCGACGGGAAAGCTGTCGAGGTGGGGAAGATGCTGGTCCTTGTCACCGCTGCAGAAGCCTTCATCGGCCTCCGAGAGTTCGGTGACCACGAGCATCAGCTTGGTTGCGATCAGCTCCGGGGTGACTTCGTCAGGCCACCAGCCAGCATTGGCCGAGGCGGTGTGCAGTTCGACGCAACGGTCGTTAAGCCGCGAGTTCATAAAAGCGCTCCATGAAAAGTTGATAGGCTTGGTCGGGGTTGAGGGGGTCGAGACACAGGTCATCGAGGCGCGGGTCCTCCACGCCGTGGAGAACCTCCCAGTCCGAGAAGTCCTGCTTGATCAGTTCCTTCTCGACCTTGAGCATCTGGAGGTCGGCGTATTTGACCTCCGGCGGCAGTGGGAACTGAAAGCCGAACTGCCGCGCCATCTCCGTCTCGATCGAGACTTCGAGGTCCTTGAAGCCGGGGATCACCTGCTTCAGCGGGGTGGTGATGTCGTTAGTGAGCGCCTCGGATGTGTCGTGAAAGAGCCCGGTGAAAGCGAGCTCCCTCGGCACGAGCATGCTCACGTTTACAGCGTGCTGCGCAATCGAGTAGTGCCAGGGCAGGTGCCCAGCAAAGCGACAGTTGTTTGCGAGGGGCCGGGCAATATCCTCGATAGCGAACGAGGTATTGCTTGGGCGGGCGTAGTCGAACATGACGCCCGATAGAAGCGCGATGCCGTCGGATAGTTGAATGGTCATCCAGCCCAATTAGGGGGGCGGGGATTCGTCGTCGCGCCAGTTATTGGAAGTCGCTGTGCGACTTATTCACTTCTTAAAGGGCACCCCGAACCTCAACGCCGAGCGGCAGGGCCTCCCAACGCCGGGGGTTCTTGACGACATGGACCAGACCGAGCTTGCGCAAGCGCTGGCGGGCGCGGTCCTCGACGCGATTGGCGAGGGCGAGGGGCTGGCCGTCGCAGACACGGCGTAGGAACGCCTTCTCGATGTGGCTCAGTCCTTGGGCGATTGTCGCCACTTCAACGGTCATGGTTTCTTCACCTCAAAGAGATGCGGAAAATCGGCAATGGCGTCGGCGAGATCGGCAGGTGTGACATAGTCGGACCACTCGTCGAGGTCGTGGCGTAGCCAATCTTCGGCGAGCTCGGTGGTGCGTTCGATCGCGACGATCGCGACACGAACCTCGCGCTGATCGTCTCGCGTCCCGTCGAGATAGGCCTCTCGCAGCGCCTCGACGCCGTGCTCGTTCGCGGCAATCTCCCGCGCCATCGCCAGCACTTTGGGGTGGGTCATGTCCGTCTCCACACGCTCATCCGGCCGTGCTCCGGCTGGGTAATTAGCACGACATTCTCCGGCCAGTCCCATTCCAAACCGAGGACAAATTCCGCAAACTCGGCCGGATTGACAAAGTAGTTGTAGCCGGCGCTGTATTCGCGCCGTTGCGGATGCTTGGTGCCCCCGCCATGATCCGCGACATCCTTCAGAGGCCCAAAATTCCTCTTGGCGAGCCAATCGGTCACGGCTTTGATCAAGCGCGGGTCCTCGGCGGGTCCGGTGAACAGGCAAACGCCTGTGACGACGCTCATCAGCTATAAACTGCCATCACGCCGGTTCGCTTTTCGATGCCGCCACTGCCGTCGTAACAGGGCGTTACGGCCTCAGCTTCCTCGCGCGTGTCGAAGCGCTTGGCCAAGCCTTGATCCGGTGAATACCAGTAGCCGCGCATTGAGGGGCTGTGGTCACTTCCCTCGTTGTAGCAGAGGAAGGTGCGAGGTCGATATGCCCTCGGCTCCTGATACCAGGAGATGAATTTTACCGACGGCGCAGGCTCTGCTAACCGCCGGATTAGTCCCGCAAGCCATTTCATTGACGCATCTCCAATTTGACACAGCCGTAGTGCCGGCGCGCTCGCAGGGCAACGCAAAGGGCGAGGAGCAAGCTCTCGCCGAGATACAGTTCCGCGTACTCGGTGCCGGTCCATCCGCGGACCTCAAAGGTGTTGCCCATTGAAAAGGGCCTTTCTGATTTCCTCCTTCGCAGCGCGCCTGCCCTGCTGGTAGGCGCGCCGAGCGACTTCGAGGATGTGTTCGGCCAATATTGCTGCGGTCTGCTCGGGGTCGGCCACCGGATAAAGGACCCGAGCCGAGCCCAGGACCACGCTCTTCTCGTGGGCCTTGGGTAGGTTCGGTATCCAGCAGTTGGTCAGCTTGTCGATTTCGGGGTCGAGGACGCTCATGCGAACCGCTTCTCGAAGCCCTCGGTGCCGAAGAAGTCGTCCTGCTCCAGCAATTTGATCTCGCCATTAATCGCGTCGATAAAGTCCGCCAGTTCATCGTCGTCGATGCGATTTACGTAGGCACGAAACATTTCAGGGGTAATATTCATAATCTGAACCTCGGATGCGTGATCGCGCTCAGGATCATGTCCATCGCAATCGATCTATTATCAAATTGAGAGCGGCCGATGTCGACGCAGGCCGTGATGCCGCTCAGGGTGTGGGTGACTTTGACCCCAGACGGGCCAGGGCCAGCGTGCTGGCCTCCCTTCGGGCGGGGAGGCCAGATTTCGATCTGGACGTGGTCAGCGTCGATCACGACGCAAACTCCACCCGGAAGGGGTGAACGGTCGCGTCGGCTGTCATGTCCGCAAGGTAGGTCGGACTGTATCCTATGTGCTTGAAATACATTCCACGTCTATTTTCGTAGAGCTTTTTGAAGCAGGACTGGCCTGTCGCAAAATTGATGACGGTCACGTAGAGGTCCAGCCCCGCCTGCTGATTAGGGTGCTGTGGGTGCTTGACCGGACCTGCGGCGAGCCCGAAGTGCGGATAGGAGGGGTCGTATTTGACAGGGATCATGCCATTGCCCTTTCCTCGTCCGTCGCAGGGCGAATGCCAACACACTCAAAATCAATGTTATCGTCGGTCGCCCATCCGTCGCCTTTGTAGAATTCAGCCGTAACGCCCTCGACGACAAACCAGCCCTCCTGCTTGGGACAGTCGACGATGTCTTCCAGCACATAGTCGAGGAAACCGCCGTAGGACTGCTCGTAGCTTGCTGCGCCGGTAACGCCGTCCTTGCCGCCGATAACCGTGCAGGTATCGATCTTGAAGCCTTTCCAGTCCCGACGTTCGTAGGGGCTTTCATCGGCAATGACCTCGATCAGGACGTCTTCGGGGGAAGACAGGTCGATGCGTTCGGGCTCATCGTTCATCACGTCTCGATCTCCATCGTCAACGGCGTCCAGCCGGGGTTCTCGCCCGGATAGCCACGCGGGTTCGTCACGATGCGGACACCGTCGACGACGACATCGACCGGAGCGTGAGTGTGGCCGTGGTGCCAGACCGCTATCTTGTCCCGGTGCTTTGCCAGCAGAGGCCTCATGTGCGGGTTCCAATACCACTCGTTCGAGAAGTGGCCCTTGAAGCGCGGATCGAGCGACGCCGTCGTCGGGGCGGTGTGGGTGACGACGATAGCCCGTTTGACAACGGTCAGTGCCCGGTCAATGAATTTGGCGTCCCGCAGCGCAAGCGCGTTTGCCTGCTCGGCGTTAATGCCGATGAACCGGCTGTCGTTCATGTAGCTGCGCCAATAGGGCTCGTCCGTGACACAATACCAACCGTTCGCGCCAATCAGACAGAGGCTCCCGAGAGCAAGGTCGATGCTGGTTCTCTGGTCCAGGCCTTCGTAAAAACCCTTCTCAGTCTCCTCGACAGACCGCCCCTGCGCCACATTGGCGTAGTGCTCGTGGTTGCCGTCGACCGCGAAAACGAAGTGACCCTTGCGCTTCAGCTTGTTCAGATATTTGAGGCCGACGAGGCCGTTGCCGCAGTCGCCGGCCACGATCACGTTCTGCTCGAGCGGTGGGGTCTTGGGTTGGGGGTGGTCGAGGTGCAGGTCGGAGACCAGGCTATATTTGAAAGTCATCGATCAATCTCCAGTCGCCCCCCATGCGCTCATTAAAGCGCGCGAAGCGGGCGCGGCTTCGTTCGAGCCGGTCGTCGAGGAAAAGGGTCACGGTCTTGTTCGCGCGATCAGCAGCAGCCTCCGGCGTGTCGTGGATTTCGCCGTCATACCAGCAACGGGCGACACCGAAGTCGAAGCGTTCGACCATATCGTGGGTGTCGGCGAACGTGACGCCTATCAGATCGACTTGGTAGCCGGCGATGACCCCGCGCGTGACAAGCGCGATCTCGTTCATGGCGTCATATTCGGCATCCTTGTCGGAGCCGAGCGCTTCGAACCCAGCCGGATTCGTGAAGCGGTCGACATTGACGAACACGTCGATGTCCTTCGGGTTCACTCCGAGCAGGTAGTCGCGAACCGCACCGCCAGCGACAATCGCTCCGGCAGGCATTTCAGCCAGGATGGCGTCCCAGAGTGCGGGACCGTTTGGCTGCGGGGGGATGTCGATGGTTGGCGTGGAACAGGCGAACTCGATCACAGCCCTAGCTCCTCGTCCAACTTCACCATCTCGCGGAGAGCCGCACGTCGCGGGGAGTCGTCAAAATCGCGTTTGGCCATTTCGATCGCATCCTCAAGAATGCCCGGCAGAGCCCGCTGTGCGGCCTGCGAGATGTACCAGAGAGCCAGCGCGGCGTTTGGCGTGCTGCTTGCAACGAGCGTCGGCCCGCCGCGGAGCACGGCGTCGATATGCTTTTCTGGAGAAGCATACTCATTGAACCAGAGCAGCGCGTCGGCGGCCTTTACGCGACGTGAGGCGTAAGCGAGTTCAGCACGGTCGCGCTTCTGCGCTTCCTTCACCTTGATTGGATCTATCATTGTGGTTCGCCCTTTCCAGGCGCCTGATCGTCAGAATCGATCTGCCGAAGCACTGGGCGGCCACCTCAGGGGTGGCCCATTCCAGCGCTTTCAGAATTGCACCGCGCTCCTCGGCGCTAATTCGCGACATCGATCTCTGCACGAATGTCGTTGGCGCGGGCGCGATAAATGATCGCGGTGCCGCGGTGGTAGTGTCGGTTTTCGAGGTCAGTTTCGCCGCGAGCCTCGTGCTTGTCGGCGAGCCGTTCAAGCCAATAGGCTATCGACTCTCGGTCGGACATGATGATCTCCTGATGAAAAGGGGATCACCCGTCTAATACCTACCCGAAGCGATTGCCTCAGTTGAAACAGAAGTCACACAGCGACTTGATGAGGTTGTGACAGCACCGCCGAAATGCGGTTTCGCAGCGCCGTAGAGTTGGTGCGGGCGGCCAGCTCTCGAAGCTGGTCGCGGGCTACGCGTTCGACAAGGGGGTTTCCCGGGCCAGCCCGGTTTAGTCTGGAGACGATTGTAAAATATTCTTTCGTCAAGAGAATATCTTTCGACAGAAATCTGCAAACGGCACGTTGAGATACCGAGCAAAGCGCTCGAGTTCGCCCAGCGTCCAATTGTGGCGATACGGCCGCTCAGACGCAAGGCGTTGCTGCTTGGATGACAGACCGATGGCCATGCTGATCGTCAAGGCATGATCACGCTCCCTCGCTTCGTACATGAGATCAGCAAGGCGATGACGGACCAAGTTGCTATCGGACGTGATGCCGACGGGCAACTTGTCCCGGTCCATCTTCGCAGCCTCGGCGGAATTGTAGTCGAGGTCATACTTCTTGATGATTTCGTAGCAGGTGACCTTGCAATGATCGAGCGGCATGCCGACCAGTCTACTAATGGCCTTGAAGGACGCTTTTTCCTTTAAGAGAGCGAGAATTTGTTCTTCTCGCTCATTCAAAAGAGCCCGGCGTCGCTCCAGAGCTGTGACTGTCCCAGTGGTCACGTAGGAATACTCCCGAGTAAAATTCCGCGATGTGTCGGGGAGGCTCTGTGATGGCGTCTCTCACCTTGAGCATTAGCTGGACCTTGTCCTCATCTTCCCGAATTTGGGCGATGGTCTCGGTCTTGAGCCATTCCTCAAATAGGGCGCTCAGAACATCAAAAAACACACCTTCAGAAATAGGTTTCATTGACAATTTCTCAGCCCTTCGGGTTGGTGAAGGGGAGGGCATAGCCGACCCGAAGGGCTACCACAAAAACAATTCGGTGCAGGCTACGCAGCCAACAAGTCGCTGTGCGACTTGTGCACAAATCCCGTGTCATCGGCCTTGCCTCGTAACCCTTTAACCTTCAGGCCAACAACACAGGGGCTTGGATCTGCGGGACGATAATCCGTCTCGTCTCCGTCGATCACGGGGAGGCCAAGAAAAGTGCTAGGCACCTCCCCGACAGGGAACACTACGGCGACATTTCGGCCGCGTTTCATTTCTGCGATCACGTCCAACATATTGTCCTCCTTCATGGAAAACGTGAGGTGGTAGTTTTCCGGCGAGTCGCGGCCGGGGATCGCAGTGTAATCATAAAACTGGACTGTAGGAAATATCCTAGTGATCTCGTTTTGTTCCAAATTGGCAGTAGGAAATTTCCTAGCGAGTTCCTTCTTAACATCGGGGAAAAGCACGAATTTCTTGCGTTCCCACACGATATCGCTGGTTCCGTTGAGGCGAACTGCCGCGATAAGATTTTTCCTATCGGCTCGGCGCACGTGGTCGGCAATCTCGAGAACGAGAATGTTCATGAAGAGGTTACGGTCGTCAAAAAACAGCCGCGTACGCTTCAGTCGAGCCTGGGTTTTAGCCGTCATATAGGCCGGAGATCCAGCGAAGTGCAGACACGCCGCCGTACAGCCAGCCGAGCGCTTCGGACACACCTCTCGCCCCGACATATTACCGGGGGCGAGGTGCAGAACGGCGGTGCTAACGCCCAGTTTTTCGTTCTTCGCGACTTTGGGGTTGCTGCCTTCGTCAGACAGCAAGGAGCGGACCCCCGCGCGGGCGCGGAGGTCATTCAGCAGTGTCATAGGAAATTTCCTAGCTGATCAGCTGGAGGCCCAGCCGAAGAAGAGGTACTGGACGTCGCCCTCGCGGACCTCGATGAGCCCTGCCGGCCCCCGTTTATCGTCCACCCGAGGATCGCAGTCGTCGATCAGCCTCTCGGCGAGATCACGGGCTTCCGCGATAGTGTCGACAGTGTCGATCAGCACGAAGCTGTGCTTCATGCCGATGCCACCCGAGTAGCTGTGGCCGTTCTCGTAGCGGTCTTCGTCGCAGAGCCGTTCGAATGCCGTCTTGGCGTCCGGCCAATCCGCATATCCTGAACGATACTGGTTAGGCGCGAACTCGATGAGTTCACCGGTGGAATAGGTGCCGCGGCGGGCAGTGACGTAAAATGTGTTGGCGCCCATCAGTAGGGCTCCGCCGACGACTCGTAGATCGTCACGCCAGGGAGTACCGACGGGTCGAGCAGCTGCACGAGGCACGCGGTAACGTCGACGTCATTCTCGTCCCCGAAGATATCCCCGGGGTGAACGCCCTGTTCATCCATATAGCTCTGACGAGCGGCGTAGTAGAGGGATTTCTTGTCATCGACACGAAGGTCAATGGTCACTTGGTAATTCAAGGCGGTTCACCTTGCAGACGAACTCGATCGACGTGCCGTCGTCGTGTCCGAAGGGGTATTCGATCTCGGCCTCGATCAAGACTTTGACGGGGCCGTGCTTCTTGAGGTGGGTTGCCAGCTTGTGCCGGCCTTTGGTGACGTCGAGGAGGGCGAAGTCGCTACTAAACTTCATCACCGGGATGCCATGTGCCTGCCGCGCGCTCCGCCCACTTCGCAGCGAGAGCGTCGTCATCCTCCTTGGTGCGGACATTATCGAGAGACCACTCGTAGGACGTGACTTCGCGCTGATCGCTGTTGTCGAACTCGTATTCCTCGACGATGCGCTTGGCCTCATCGAGGGTGTCGGCTTCTATGTCGACCTCCTGAACTGTGCGTTCAGTCAAGTCGTAACGGATGGTGAAGACGGGCATCGTGCCAGCTCCTCAAAGCGCCACGCCACATTCTGGGCGAGGACAGCGAGCCGCGGCAGGTCGCAGCTCTGGATTTCTTCTTCGACCGAGATCTGGCGTCTGACCTCGGTCACGAATTCTTCCCGTTCGGGAACATTTGAAGGGGTCGGGGGCTGTTCAGTGCTAGTTTCTTCCCGTTCGGGAACACGCCCCTCGAGATCGGCGCGCATTTCGTCCATCAGCTTGTTCAGCTCGAACACCTCGTCGCACCAGCTTTGGGCGATCGCCAGCAGCCCGGCCTTATCGGTCGGGATGTCGAACTGCTCGAACTGCTTGTTTACAGCGCGAGCGTCAGCCTGCGTGCCGGCGATGATCATCCGGCCGTTCTCGTCTTTGGTTCGGTAGAAGATCACGGCAGCAACGCCTTCATCTCCGCCATCTTGGCGTCGAACATTTCCTTTGCCCGGCGGTTGATCTCCTCGTCGGTGAGACGATTGACGCGCTTTTCGATCCGGCTTTCGACGTCTACATCAGCGACTGCCTTCGCGATCGCGTCGGAGTAGGCTTTCGAGATCTGGGCGACAGCGTCGTCGATGACGGCGCTCTTATGAGCATCGACCAGCTTCTGGATCTCAGCCTTGACTTCGGGAGAAGGCTGGAAGCGGGAATACCAGTCGCTGCTGCGGCGAACGAGCCTGGCCTGCAGCGCGTGCTCAATCTTTCCTTGGATATCGCTGTCTTCCTGAACAGCGCGCATAACCGCCGAAAGAAGTTCCGGCTGTGCCACTTCAAGTAGGCGGCGTGCGTCTTTCTCATAGAACCGCCGGCCGAGCTCGGAGAGCAAAGCAGATTTCAGTTCCAGTTCGAATTCGGGGTCATCATCGACAAGCGCGCGAAGCGCCTTGCGATCGAGGGTGATTTTCATTCTTCAACTCCTGCCCAAAGCATCGCGTGCCCACCGAAACACAGGTGCCAGTAGCGCCAATATTTCAGGGCAAGCGGATCGCTCCGTTTGAGTTTCTTGCGGTGGTATTTGCGTAGGCGGTCGTGCTTCCAGCGGTCACGCTTCGGGATCATTGGGCACCCAAACCCACGCCATGACATAGGCGCCGTCGTCGCTAACCGAGACCACGGCGTGGTCATCGATCTCGCACTCGCCTTCACGGACGAAATCGAGCTCGGCCGCGACGGCCCGGTAGGCCGGGTCCTTGGCGTCGGGGCTAAGATAAGTGTCGATGCGGTTAAGCAGCAGCGACGTCTCGTCCTCGGTGAGGGGACGTCCGGCTTCGAGATAGTCCTTGAGAAGAGCCATCTCGCCGTTCGTGAAGCAGACCCAGGTCGCGCTGTCAGTCGACATCTTCGACCTCCTCGACGTCGTCGTCGACGGAGACGATCGTCATGGCAGGTGACACCGAAAAGTCCGGCAGATCCTCGTGGTCGAAGGGGAGACCGCTCACGTCGTAATCGGTGTCGATCTCGCCCTCGGCGACAACCGCGGCCCGGGCTTCTTCAGGGGTGTTCGCCTTCACATAGGCAGTGGCGGCGACTTGGCATTCGACGCGGAAAAGCTTCATGCTTCCTCCTTCACGAAGACCGAAAAATCCCCGTAGAATTTGCCATCGTGCTCGACGAGACCGTCGACGACGGGCAGGTGGTGGTCGGTGGGGTGGATATCGCTCAGCTCACGGCCGCCTGCCCACGATTTCATCTCGGCGAACTTCTCGGGAAAGAACTCCTCAATGACGTCGAGATGCGCTGCGATCTTGATGTCGCACATGTAGGTGACGTGAACATAGTCGAGAGGACCGATTGTCGGCCCATCGAACCCCCAGTCGTCGAGCTGTTCGTCAGGCGCGTTGCGGCCGTGGAAGAGGTGTAGATAAACGCCGGTCACAGGAGGGCCTCCTCAACAGCGACGAGCTCGTTGATCGCAACGCGCACGCGGCGCGCCGCTTCTTCAGCGTCGTCACAGCCCTCGTCCTCCGAGAGCTCGATCATCAGGAAGGTGAACAGGGTGTCGCCGACGTCGTGGATTTCGTCGGGCTGGACGTGATCGAATTCGCCGTCGGCATAGATGTTGGCGACGATGCGTTGGGGTCGATTGAACTTATTGGACATGGGGCCGTAGCTCCAATCGATCACTGGACGTTTCCATCCATAAGCGTGCTCCGCATTTCAGCGGCTCGTGCGGTCGGTAAACGAACCGGCCAACGACCTCGCCATCGACGACGAGATCGACTTCGTGGGCTCGCTCGGAGCCCCGATAATCCCGGAGGATTATCGGGGGCTCGTTGGTGCCGTGTTTCCGGTTGGAGGCGATGGCACACTGCGCGACATGGAGGATGCGCTTACGAGAGCGGCGGGAGTTCGCCATGGACGTGCTCGCCAGTGCTCAGGAAGAAGCCGCGCTTGTCAGGGCCAACAAGGACCCAGCCCAGCGGCGTCGTCGGTTCGTGGGGATGGGCGTCGGCGATCTCATAGGGGTCGATCCAGTCGAGGCACTCGACGAGATCCCAGTCGTCCTCGTAGGCGTCGCAAACGCCGTCTGCACCCGCCGTCACGAGGTTGCCACCGATCTGATAGACCGCCTTGTCCTCGGTTGTGCCTGGGAGGAGCTGAACCTCGGTGCCGTCGCCCGTCTCCCAAGTCTGGCCCGGCCAGTAGCGGAACGTCTTGGTCTCTTCCGTACCGTAGAAGACGGTGGTGGTGCCGAAATACTCGTCGATCTCGATGGGCGACGTCTCATCGATGATTTCCATCCGGCAGCACCGGCCCTTGGTGTCGTTGTAGTCACGCGGGATGGCCGTGACGTCAGCGGGGTCGATCTTCACGATCATCACCGGGTCGTCGCTGGAGCCGACAGGGCCTTTCTTCAGATACTCGATCGAGCAGAAGTGAATGCCGGAGGAGCAGGTGCGGTCAGGGTCCTCGTCGCACTCGCCCCGCGGCATCTCGAGAACGGCGCCAACCTTGTGAAAAAAGGTGCTGCCGGTCCTGTGATCCCAATAGTCTTTCTTCACTCGCTTGAAGGCGAGGATAAAGCCATCAGGGGTGATCGGCAGATTGGCCTTCTCGATCCACTGGTAAAGCTGCTGCTGAGCCCGATAAGATGGATTACCCTGCAAACGCTCCAGAAAGGCGACGAGCGGGGCAACAAGACCGTCCTCGCCACTCTTCAGGAAAGCGAGGATCTTGCGGGTGAGGTAGGTGTCGACCGGGCGATCCTGATATGTCAGGACGCCATCCTCAATGCGGACATAGCCCTGCATGTACCGGACCACGGCTTCCTTGATATCGACGAGACCTCGATAGAATTCGACATCGTCAACGCCATCGCGAAGGGCCTCGCGGACCTTCTCGAACTGGGCGTGCGACGAAGGAACGACAACGGGTTTGGACCCGAGCATCAGGGTGATGCTCTGGTCGGTCATGATATAGGGGATCATCAGATGAACTCCTTGAGGAGCTGCTTCAGCGGCTCGCTCAGATAATTTGCTTCGAGGAGGGCTTTCGCCCGCCACTGCTTGGTGTTGAATGCGTTGGCGAGCCGCTCAGTATTGAGGCGAGGCGGCAACTTGGGAGTGACGGCGTCCTGCAGAACGGCAGGGGCGCCCTTCGCGGGTTTGATGTATTGCTCGTGCAAGGCAAAAATCTTGCCAAGCGGCGTGTTCGGCTTCGGCGCCCGCGGGAGCCGATCGACATATCGCAGGAGGGGTCGCAAGTGCTCGTCGTTGAGCAGGGCCTTCGCCTGCGGCAGGGTCGGGTATTCGGAAAGCTTTCGAGCAAATGCGGTTTTGTAAGCTTTCTCGAAGGGCGTGAAATGCTTCACGGCCTTGGCATCGCCCTTGTTCACGAAATAGATCTCATCGAGCGGAATGAGGCCCGACAGGATCTGTTCCTGAAGCGAGTAAGGGATCCCGAAATTCTCCATCACAACGACAATGCCGTCATGAGGCATAACAATTTCCTCCATGTGATCCCGCCACTTAGCGCCCCATTTCGTGATTTGGCGGTATTGGAAAACACGGGCGTCAGTGCGCTGCGCACTCGCATATCTGGCCCGCTCGGGCTTCGGCAGATCCGAAGTCAGGATGACGTCCTGCGGATTGCCATAGGCTTCGAGTGCTTTCTCGCCACGAAGGACGAGAACTTCCTGGCCGCTGTAGAGGTTACTCTCGGCCCAATGACGGATGCGAGCGATGTTAGCGTTCTTCGAGCTCGGCTCGAGATCGTCATAGATGACGTACTTGATGCGGTACGGCGTGACGCTGAGGTGGCTTTCCCAACGCGCGGGTGGAACCTTGTGAGCGCGACGTGAGAGCTCGAACTTCCACGCTTCGACGCCCGACATCACCGGGGGAGTCAAATACTGCTTGATCTCCTGGCCGCGCCAGCGCGCGTACTGGGTCACGAGCTTGCCGCGGCCGATATGATATTCGCCGCCGATTTCTTCATGCATGGCGATCGTCGCCGCCCAGAGCGAGGGTTCCTTGTCGAACATCGTCGGGATCGAGGCGACGACCTCGTCGATGATCTCTTCAAGCTTGTCGGCGATCGTCTGGTTGGTGAGATCGCTGTAGAGCAGCGTCTCGCGCGACGGCGTGATGCTGACCGATCCGATCGGGACATAAAGATCGAGACCGCAATAGAAGAAGGGATTGAGCCGATTGTTAGACCGGAGCTCGTAGGGCAGCTTCGTCACTTCCACGGGGTAGCGCACGCCGCCCATGACGACGTGGAAAGTGCGTGTCTTATTGATAATGCCCCAGCCGTCGCCGAACTGGTCATATCTGACCGGTTCTATCGAATAATTGGTCACTTTTGGGAACGGAGTGAAGAAGGGGAGCACCTTTTCCGCGGCTTCGCGAAAAGCTCCGAAATCGCTGACTTCGACTGGGAAGCTGACCTCGACACCGTTGGGGGCGCTGGTCGGCTCCTGGGACAAGAGCGCGATCGCCGGGATGCTGTCCTCGTCCTTGTACACCGAATAGACCGAGCAGATGCCGTCGTGCGTGGAGACGACGACGTACTGGTCGGTGTAGGAGAAGGGCGCCTTTGAGCCGATCCCCCAGCCCCCGATTTGGTCGTTCGACTGGTCCTTGGTCGAGCCATCGGTGTAGGCCATGTACGACGTCATCATGAACTCGTGGCTCATGCCTATCCCGCTATCGGTGACACGGAGATAGGGATCGAACTCGTCGGGAAGCCAGACCGTGACCGGGGTCTCGATCTTGCCCGCCGCGGTGTGGGCGTCGATGCCGTTGGCGACGAGCTCGCGCACAATCGCCGTATATTTGTCCGCGTAGATCTGGGTGGCGAACATGTCGAAGACCTTCGCCGTGGCTTTGACGGTGGCACGCGCTGTCTCCATCACGCCCGAGGGCGTGACGTTGCGTGCCTCATGCTGAAGCAACATGTTGAAATTCCTTATCCGTAAACGATCTCACCGTAGACGGCGAGCTGCAGGAAGACGTCGGCGTCTTCCGCGTCGTAGGTTTCATCGACCACGGCGAGTGCCCGCCGCGGGTACAGTTCGTTGAGGAGGCGCCAGCCCTTTGCGAGGGTGTCGGCGTCGATCGTGTGAACGTCGCCCTCGCAATCCGTCAGCGCGAGCTTGAAGGGCGAGCAGTAGAAGCGGGGGTCGGCGTAGTAGGGGGGCTCGAACAGATCCGTGCCGCTGACGAGCTCGAGCTCGTGAGCCCAGTAGCCGCATCCGCCTTCAATGGCGGTCACCATCAGGTCGGCGAGCATGCCTGGGCTGAGGGAGTAGGTCACGGTTGCGTCGATCACAGCACGATCTCCCTGATAATCTTGGACATCTGCTTGTCGCCTTGGACGTAGCCGGGGCGGGGGGCGTCGGATGTGGGGGTGCCAAAGCCGGCCTCCTCGATCTTGTCGACGCGCAGGAGCGCCCAGCAGGGTAGGGGACGGCTTGCCTCGCCGTCGATCTGAAAGCCCCGGATAACGGGGGCGTTGTCCTTGACCGAAAGGCCCACAGCGTGGACTTCGATCGTCTTCGGCTTACCCTCATAGAGGATGCACAGGGGGATGGCGCGGTCGAGCGCCTCGACCGCGAGTTCGATAATGTTCATGTGGTGAGAGTCCCTAAAACGGTAGCGTTTGATAGGGCGTTTGGGGGTAATCGCTATGCGAGATAGTTGAATTTCTCGGGCAGCGGATCGGGTCCGCACGTGATGGCGGTGAGCTCGTCCTCGTCGGGGATGGGCTTACCGTCGAGTAACCATTTGATCCGAAGCCCTGCGCCTCGGGGCGTATCATCAACCAGCGCCCATTCGCCGCTGAAACACCATTCGGCTTCCTCCGACCACCAGCGCAGGCCAAATTGGCGAAGGCAGTAGCCCCGCCATCCTTCGTCTAACTCGGGTTTGATGCCGGCACGCGGCCCGTGGCCGAGCGCACAGGCAACCGTGCCACAGGAGTGCACCGAATCTTGGGGGAGATACTCGACCTCTGTTCCGGGGATCCTGCAGAAGGTCCCCATGTCGAAGTCGTCGTAGTCGGGGGGTAGGGCCAGCAGGTAATCTGCCAGCTTGTTCAGATTGTCGCGGTGCATTTTATCACCTCAAGGGCTTCGCGGGCGGCCTGGGAGAGCTGCTCGCGGGTCTGCCAATCGAGCGTCGAGTGAAAGATCACATGACGCATAACGTCTTCGATCTCGGCCAGCAGTTCGGGGTCAGCGACGCCAGTGGCTTCGCTGATCGTCTGGGTATATTGAGAGGTCATCAGTGATCTCCCTTGGGTTGAGCGAGGGCGGCGCGGAGCATGGCGTCCCATATTTCGTCCACGACGCGGCGGATTGGCTGCCTGCCTCCCCATAGGTCACTGCTGAAAGCGGCCAGATACATCGCCTCGGTGGGTTCGCGCGGCACGGTGACACGCTCGGTTTCATCAACCTCCTGTGCGGGGGTGGCGGAGAGGGCGGCGAGATCATCTGCGATATCGAGCGGGTCTGTATCGAGGATGCCGCTCGGAAGCGTCATATCGTGATCGTTGGCGAGAAGCCAATCGGAGATGGCGCGCAACCATTCTTCTGCTCGCTTTACCGCATCCTCCCCCGCCGCGCGGTTCTCGCCTGACGGGACGTAATTCGGGTCTGCCGCACGCGCTGCCGATTCCATTGCGGCCCTGAACGGCGCATAAAATTTCTTTGCACGTTCTGCTGCTGCACGCGCCTCGTCCCACGCATCACTCATGGACGCGCTCGATCATGGGGTTCTTGATCCACATGCGGTCCCAGTTTGCGCGATTGTCGTAGGCCATCCAGTGGGCGAGAGCCGCTGCAGCTTCCTCGTAAGTCGCAAAGACCGTGGCTTCGTCGGGGCGGTGGGGTCGGACAATATTGGGGCCTTGCCCAACGAAAAGCTGCCCGAAGCGAACCTGCCCGTAAGCATATTTCGCGCCGCGCTTGGCGCGGGAGGGCTTCTTGATGGTGAAGCGGATTCTATATGGCATTTCGCAGGGTCTCCAGACGTGGCCGGACAAGCAGGCCCTGCTCGTCGGCGTATTTGTTCCTCAGGTTTTGGAGGTGCGCCTCGCTTTGGCGAAGCTGGGTTTGCAGGCGGTCGTGGCGCGCAAAGGCGCGGCGGAGTTCAGCCGCCGTAGACTGTCGTGTCATAGAGGCGATCCCCGGTCGGAAGGTCGTTGTGCAGGGCGTAGAGGATGCGCTTGCCGGCGCCTTGGGGCGTGTTGTCGATCTCGCTCCACGAAGCGCTGAACATATAGTTGGTCAATCTGGTGTTGTTTCCGAAAACACGAGGAATGTAGTCGCCCCAATACTCACCCGGAAGCGATGGGATGCCTGCCATCGGTCCATGACCACCGGCGCAGGCGACGGTTCCGCATTCGGTCGCGCCCGGGCTACGGCCGTCCGCGGTCCACCACGACATGTCGAACTCTTCGTAGTCCTCGGGCAGCGCAATCAGATAGGCCGCGAGACGGCGCAGGTTCTGATACTGTTCGAGGGTCAGGCCGTGCGGATATGCGAAGCCTTCGGTCGAGTTGTGGGCAAGGAAGTGGCGGATGCGGAGGGCGGCCGCCCAGGGGCAGTCGACGTTGCTCTCACTGAACAGAAAACGGTACGCAGGGGAATAGAAGGGGGCACCGAGAAGATCTGCCGCCACATCGTTCCAATTCGCCTGCCCCTCCCAGCCGCTGATGCCCGTGTAAGGAACATGGCCTACGGCGCAGGCTGAGGTGCCGCAATGATCAGGATTACGGACGGAGATACCATCGAAAGACGTATCGTCACAATTATACACATCCATGTTGAAGTGGGCGTAATCGACCGGCAGCTCAATCAGGTAATCAGCCAAGATCGATAGGTTGTGCCGTTGTAGATCGGTGAGCATTGTCGAGCTCCTCGAGAATAGTGAAGCCAAGCGCGAAGGCTTGTTGCCGTGTTCGGCAGGATTTGATGAAAAGGGCTTTCGCCTGGTCGTACTGACCGGCGAGGAGAAGTTCGGTGATCGGATGATGGGCCATAGTTTTGGGTCTAAATAAGAGACCCGGAGCCCGTGACTTGTGAGGGGGAATTATGCGTACGCAATCCCGGCAAATACTGCGAAAAGACCGAAGGCCAGATCGAGGAGGTGGACGGGGCTGAAGCCGTGGTCGAGGATTTCGGCGAGCGCGCCTCCGAGAATGTAGCCGCCAGCAATGCTGGCTGCGAGTGCCGCTGTCATATTTCGTTCCTTTCCATGAACTTGATCAGGCTCTCGCGGTGCTTGAACCGGCCGAGGCGCTGGAGTTGGTCGAGGGTGTAGCCGTCTTCCTTCGCACGGCGGAGGACGCGGACCTTCTGCTGGTTTTGGATGCGGCGGGCGTGCTGACCCCTATGTGGTTGGCAGAGCACGCCTTTTCTCCTCGCGGCGCTGACGCGCCAGAAGATCCTTGGCCTTCGGGTTCGTAAGGCCGAGCCACTTGCCGCGGCCCATGTAGTGGACCTTGCGGGGCGGCATCGTGATGTAACCGAGGAGCTTACCAGTTTTCAGGTCGATCTTCGGATGGACGGGCTTGGAAGGGAGGACTTGCCGCTGGATGCGGCGGACGAGACTGCTCATATTACCAAGCTTTCTGGAATTGGGTTTTGATGACGACGTAGTGGTCGCAGTCGGCGATGCCGGAGACCACGAGGTGGCCGATGTTGCCGGGGTTGGCGACGTGGAGAGTGTCGGCGGCGGTGTAGGAATAGTCACCGCCTTTCCAGCCCTGGAAGGTGCGGCCGTCGATCGCGCTCTTGAGCTCGTCGTGCAGGTCGCGGACCGTGGGCTGCGCATCGGGCATGTTGGAGTGGCCCAATGCCGGCTCGGCATAGATGCCGCGCCACGAGGCTACGGTCGTGGGACGCGCCGGGAAGTCGAACTCGATCAGGGCGTCGGGGTCGCAGTTGCGAAGGAGAACGATAAGGTCGCCGATCGTGATCGTCATGAGGCGTACCTTTTGTCGAATTCGCGGTAGAGTTGGCGGTGACCCCGGCAGGGCTCGTCGCAATCTTTGGGGATTGGCTTGTCAGCTAGGACGTAGCGGATGCGCGCGGCGGCGCCCCAGTGGTGGTTGTCGACCTCGTCCCAACCTCCGCCAAACATCCAGTACCAGCGGGGGCCGAACTCGCCGGATTCACCCGTGAAGAGACAGGAGTAGCTGTTCCAGTCGACACGGTGGTCGTCGAAGATCATTTTGGGCGGGACGTAAATGCCTGCTGCAGGGCCGTGGCCGACTGCGCAGGCGACGGTTCCGCACGAGGCGACCCCGCCGTTGTGCAGGGCATAGTCCTTGACCGTCTGCACCGCCGCGTGATCGGGTACGAGATAGCTGTCCATGTCGAAGTGCTCGTAGGACTTCGGCAGGCTCTCGAGGTAGGTCGCGAGCTTGTCGAGACGCTTGCGGTTGATGGATTTCAAGGTCATGCTACTAAGTCCTTGATGCTCTCGATTGCGAGGCCGAGGCGGAATTTGAGGATCTCGCAGGCGAGACCCGTCGCAACGATGAACTCGCCGTTGTGCTCGAGCCGGTTCAGATTGAGGGTCAGGGAGTCGTAGGCCTCGGTGGCTGAGTGCATCGCGATATCGAGCACGCGCTCGGCCTGGTCCCGCTCGACGCCTTTGGCGATGAGAAGGTCGACGTTGGATTTGCGGAATTCTTCTGCGGTCATGTGCAGGGGCTCCCAGAATTTGGGGCGGACGGACAGGTGTTGCGGAGGAAGTCGCTATGCGACTTGCAGGATAGATCCCGCCGTGCGGGCCTTGTCGGCCCATTCGGTAATGGTCAGATCGGTTGAGAAGTGAATGTCTCGCTCGATGCCGAGGCCGAAGGGGAGGCGGAGGCCTTGTAGTTCCTGGAGGCTGATGTAGCCGAGCTCGGGACAGCCGAATCCCAGGTCGGCGAGGCCGAACAGGGTGTCGCCGTCTTCGTCAAGTTCGGAGACGAGCCACGTTGCGGCGCCGACGGGATTGAAGAATTTGACGAGGGGTTTGCCGGTCTGGTTCGTTTGAAGTGCTTTGACCAGCGACGCGGTTAGGAGTTTCACTTGCGTTTCTCCGCGGCAAGGGCTTGGCGAATGCGGTCGAGCACGGCCTTGCGGTGGTCGTAGAAGTCGTCGCTGTGGGTGCGAACGCGCTGGAGTTTGGGGTCGTATTCGCCGACGACGGGGCGGGGGCGGGGAGGCATCACCATGTTCTATGCTTTTCGGCGACCCACTCGCCGCCGTCGTATTCGCAGATCTCCCATTCAACGTCGTCGGGGATCTCAACGATTTCGAGCTGGGCGAACTCGCCATTCGCCGCGGTGCCGAGCTCCTCGACGGCGGCGATGAGGGCCGGGTCGTCGCGGTCGAGGTCTGTGTCCGAGATGCGTGCCGCCGAAAACTCGGCATTGATGCGCTGACGCTCTTCCAACGGGAGAGTTGCCCAGTTGTCCGGGACCTCGATCGGCTCCGGCACCAGCCAGTAGGTCCAGTATTTGACCAGACTGAATTTCCCTTGGCGGGGATAGAGGGTCAGACCCTTGTGCCGGGCGTAGGCGAGCATGCCCTCGTGGCTGAGGCTGAAGCCGCCGTAACAGCGGTTGACTACGATTTTGCGCGTTTCGCGAAGCGCCTCGCCATAGCTATTGGCCATTTCCTTGGCCGGAGTCAGCGTGTAGCTGCCGTCCCTGTTGTCCACCCAGATGACGCGCTTGGCGTCCTCCCAGTCGTGGACGAGCTCGAGGGGGAGGCGAAGGAATATGTCGCCGTTGGGGTCGCGATCGACCCACTGGCTAAAGACGTTGCCTTGGCGCATGTCAGAGTTCCTTGACGTAGGGCGGCAATTCGACCCATTCCGGCTGATCATCAGCAATGGGCAGGGCGTAGCTCTGAGCCTCTTCCTCGGTGAATACGGTAGCGGTAGCGAGAGCCCCGAAACCGTCCTCGTTGTTCCAGAAGAGCAGGGGTTCGTGCCCCGTGTCGTCGTCGAGCGAGCCGACGCGGGCGCAGATGACGTAGCGAACGCTCTGGCCCTCGGTGTTCAGGTAGGTTTTGCCGAGCTCAATCACCGGCGTTCTCCTTGAGCTTGAGGTAGGCCTCGATCAGCTCGTCGCGGTTGGCGAAGCCGGTGCGGCGCTCGATCTTCATGTCGAGGAACTGCGGGGTGTGGTCCTCGAAGTAGGAGCGCAGTTCGCAGAACTGTTCCACGCCAACGAGGTTGGCCTTGAAGATGTGCTTTGCCTCGGCAACGCCGTGGCCGTTGACGAGATAGACGTTCATCTCGCCGGGCATGTCGGCGAGCAGGGCTCGGAGTTCCATGACCTTCATAGCGCAGCGATCCTCTCGTCGAGCAGGGCGAGGACTTCGGCGTGGGTGTGGGTGTCGTTGAAGCGGACGTAGGAGACGCCGTTGAGGAGCGGGCTCGCGTTCAGGTGGTCCTCGATTTCGTTTATGTTCCCGCCGAAGTCGGACCCCTGCGTCTGGTAAATGGCGCCCATCAGGCAGAAGCAGACAGCCTCGCGGGCGGGAACGGTAATGGGTGTGCCCTCGATGGTGCGACCGCAGTAGTGCTGCGTCCAGCGCTGGGGGTCGGCGAGGAGGTCGCGGATGGCTTGGAGGTCCGCTCTCAGATCGTCGGCCATGCGAGTCCCCTTTTGGCGAGAAGACGGGTGAGCGCGGTGGTGTTGCTCGTGTCGAAGGCGTACTGGAGGTCTGACAGCTCCTGGAGCTGGTCCGGGTCGGCGAGATGCACTCGGTGGTCGGCAACAAGCATGCTGATCACCGAGGGGTCGCGGCCGCCGCGCAGCGGTTCATCCGCGGCCTCGCGTTCCTCGGGAGTCATCATTGCGCCGATGATGCAGGGCGCCGAATAGGTGCACTTGCCGATGTGGGGTGCGGCCTCGTCGACGTGGGCTTGGGTGAGGTTGTTGAGGTCGATTGTGGTCATTGAGAATTCCTCACAGTGAATCGCGTCTTCTCGTCGGCGGCAAAGAGCGTGCCGTCGTTGTTGACGTAGTGGGTGCACGCCCCGCGCACTTCCGAGGTCCAGGGGCTGGTTGGAAACTCGACGGGGGCGGCGTCCGGGCGATGGTGATAGGTGCGGTCTATCTTGACCCGAAAGGCCGGCCCGCCGTCGCGTGGCACGGCCTCGATGGGCCTATCCCAGTCAATCACGCTCGAACCTCGACGGTGGGCTCGGGCTTGATGAGGCCGAGCTCCTTGAGCACGAGAACGAGGTTAGTCTCGGCGCTTTGAAAGGGACTTCCGTTGCGGACGTAGAATGCTCGGGCCTCGCTCTCGGTCATGCGCTTGATCTCGACCGTGTCGGGGTCTTCCTCTTCCAGATCGGTAAGATTGGTCTCAAGATATCCGATCCAGATCTCGCCGTCGTCCCAGACGCCGCCGTGAAGCGCGGTGGGGTCGCCGGTGACTGTGCCGGTCTTGCCCCTCCGGTCCGGTGACCAGATGCCGGTGTATTTGACGCGCCGGGTTGGGGTTTCGGGGGCGACGGCACGGCGGTAGCCAATGATGTCGCCGGCGCAATTGCCGCGGTGGTCCCAAATGGCATATGGAGAGGGTGTCTTCCACAGCGTGCGGTCACGGAAGATAACTTCCTTGCCGTCCCAGTCAGCCGGCGCGTTATCACCGCCCGGCCAGTAGACGAAGTCGGTGCCGTGCTCCTGGTTGTAGCGCTGGACCGTGTAGTAGGGGTGGTCTTTGGGGAGGCGGATGCTGATCGGGCAGTCTCCTTTGCCACCCCATACCCACCACAGGAGAGTTTTGCCGTTTTCTCCGAGCCAGTCGTCGGGCGTGTTTTCAAAGAGACCGATGTCGTCTTCGCGGAGCCAGTCGGGGGCGACCCCGTTCACGATGATGCGGTCGCCGTATTTCTGGTCGGCGGGACGGTAGCCGATGATGTCGTATTCGGGATAGAACCGGCTCCTGGTCGGGGCGTGCTCCCAGCTGCGATCCGCGGCGTCGTCGAAGACGGTGCCATCGCGGTAAAGGATCTCGCCGCCGTCATAGTCCTCGGGCGCGCTCTCGCCGCCCGGCCAGTAGGTGAAGCCCTTGTCGGTTGCGAGGTAGTAGGCGTGGCCCTCGGGGAGGCGGATGGCTTTGATGACATGCCAGCACCAGTTGTAGGCCGGATTGCCTGCGCCGCGCTCGGAGCAGCGCCAGCCGGATGCGGTCTGGAGGTCGACGACAGTTTCGGTGTCGAGCAACCACGAAGGGCGGCCGTTGGGGGTCGGGATCGCGGGACCCCAGTTGATTTTGTCAGTCATGGATGTGGTCCTTGATGGTGCGGAGGTTCTGGATGACGCGGGAGAGGTGGTTCCGGTCGTTGTCGACCCAGATTTCGTCGAGCCGGACGTCGGGGAGGATCGCGCAGACCTCGTCGGTGATGGAGGCGTCGAGCTCGAGCTCGCGGGCGAGGTAGCCGAGGGCGCACCAGTAGCAGGCGCGGGGGTCGAGCACGTTTACCCTGTTGTTGTATTCGTCCTCGGCGAGGTTGCCCCTGCAGCGGTCAAGCGGGTCGGTTTCGAGCCATGCGATGGTGTTGTCGATGGCTTGAGCGAGGGTCACCACGACGAGTGATACTCGTAGTCGAACTCGGGCTTGGCGAGGCAGCGGTCGAGGCCCATGGTCAGGCTCCTTCGTTGCGGGCTTCGATGCGCCCGTCGATGTAATGGACGTAGCCGTAGTCGAGGGGGCGGCCGCCGTAAGGGGTCTCGGGCTCTTCGGTGCCTTCCTCGAAGAGGTAGGTGTCCCAGCGAGGGCCGCAGCATGGACAGGAGCCGCTGTCGTCGTAGCCCTGGATGATGGCGTCGAGCCGGCGCACGGCATCGTCGCGGTCAAGGGCTTCGACACAAAGCGCGAGACCGATACCCCTGGAGGCGTCTTCGTCGAAGTAGCCGCCGCTATTGTTCTGGCGGATGGTCCAGAACTTGGTGGTGATGGTTCGGGTGGGCATCATGAGGTCCTTTCACAGATGATCCGGCCGATCTCGCGGTCGACGGTGACGTTGAATTTTTGATGCGAGCGTTGGAGCGCCCGGCTGAGGCGGTTTCGGGGTTTGACGACACCGTGACCGGGGAGGGTCTTGAGGATGAGTTGGTCTCCGGGCTGGAGCTTCTTCAGCAACAGGCGAAGGACCGGGCGGTCGTCGGGCTCAATGATGATCTCGAGGCGCATCAGGCGGTCCTTGTGATGACGATGACCGGCTCCCCGCGGACTTTGCGGAAGTTGAAGTGGCGGTTCGGGAGAAGGCGCTGGCAGGCGCGGGTGAGGCGCCGCCACATGGTGGGGTAGTGGGGGCAGTGGATCGAAATGGCGTCGCCGGGGCGGGTGAGGGAGCGGAGGGTCTCGTCGAGGGTGTCGTGGAGGCTGAACGGTGGCAGGGGGGTCGCCTGAGGGGCGGGGGCAACGACTTCCTGCGGGTGACGCAGGTAGACCCGGCCCTGGTGGATCTTCAGGCGGACGCCGTGGCGCTTGGCGTACTGGCTGGCAGCGCTGCGGACCGAGGCGTATTTCTCGGGCGGGAAGGGGAAGCTGTCACCGGGAGTGGTGAGCTCTTTGAAGGGGTAGGTCGTCATGGCCCAGGTTGTGGCGCTGGTCGTCGCCGTTGTCGTGGGCGAACGGAGAAGTCGCTGTGCGACTTGACTCGGATATTAACAATCGGGGGTGTTCAATAACTCTATAGAGAGTTTGTTTTGTGCTAGTCGCTGTGCGACTTCTATTAGGATATTAACATCCCTTATATATAAAAATATTTTTAGAGAGAGAGAGAGAGAGAGACCAAATGTAGAGAATAGGAATATATTAGATAGGATATGGAAATATCCAAAAATTCCTTACTCGCCCCCCAGTGCCTATTTTTTAGGCACTGCCTAAAAAATAGGCACTCTCACCAACAAGTCGCACAGCGACTAGCACAAAACAAACTCTCCATAGAGCAATCGAACCGCCCCGATTGTTAATGTTTGCCCTTGAAAAGCAGCCTTCCTGACCGTTTCGCTCGCCTAAGCACCCGCGCATCGACGCCATGAACAGTGGCCCCAGATCGCACAAGTGCGACCGAATAGCTCGGCAACGCGCCCAGCTGCATGAACTTCACGGCATCTTCCTCGGTCACGCTGGCAACATTCCTTCTGATGTCCTCCTCGCGCACGACCACTTCCCGTAAGCCGCGCTCGATCTGGTCGCGGCGTAGCCCCGGCATCAGGATCATGAGGTCTCGCGGGCGGAAGCCCGGTGTCTGGCAAAGCACACCGAACTCGTAGACCCAGAACGGATTGACGCGCTCGAGCCTCCGCCGATAGAGGACGCTCTGGAATTTGGGGCTGGCCTGGTTACCGGACAGGATATCCATATCGAACAGCACGGCAGTATCCACCCTTCAGCTTCTGGCAATCCTCCAGCGTCAGGCCATAGTCGACGACGTAGACGTCGCCGCGGTCGATGACCTCGAACTGGTAGAGCGGTTCCGCCACGACCTCGGCCTTGTCGTGGTCGTCGTCGTTGGAGAGGTGGAGCAGGAGCGCGAGGGGCCAGCAGAGCAGGCCCACAATGATCCAGGGACTATCACGCATAACTCAATCCTTCCTCATGGATGCCGACGAGAATATCCTCGACGAAGCGCGGCTCGACGGCGTAGGAATTGCCCCACATCGGGGCGTCGTCCGGGAGGTGGCGGGCGCACCACGCCCTGGCGTCGTCGGTGATGAGACGGAGCCGGCGTCGCTCACAGGAACTGATCCTCAAGCATCGTGATCAGCCCGTCGAAGTCCTCCTCGGGGCCGAGGAGGTCCGCCAGCATGAAGACCATGTCGTGGTCGTAGCAGTCGGCGAGGTCGAGGAGGTAGTCGTAGCGGCTGGCAAAACCGTCCTCGGCGTAGCGCTCGAGCGGGATAGTCCTCTCCTCGTCGATGCGTTGGCGTGAACTAAGCATAGTATTTGCTCCCTAAAATGACCTCGGCGTGGCGGCAGACCCGGTCGTCGATGTTGGCGACGTCGTCGCGCATGAGCCGGTCCCGCGCGTCGTCGAAGAGGTCGCGCACGGCGTCGACGTGGTCGAAGACATAGTCCTCGAACTTGTCGCGGGGCTCAGCGTTGGGCGTCGTGAAGATCCAGACGCCCAGGAGCACCGCCACGACCCCGAGAAGGCGCAGGAACGCTGCGAGAAGATCGTCGAGAGGCATGGGGGCCGCCACGACGACGACCCCCAGCACGACCACGAGGAGGCCCAGGACGCGCATCACAGCGCGTACCTCTTCCAATTACGGATGGCGTCCTCGATCACGCGCTCGTCCACGCCCACGAGACGTGCCTTGTCCCGGCCGAGGCGCTTGACGACGCGCTTGAGGCTGAGGTCGGGGTGGCGGGTGCGCTCGAAAGTCGCGACGAAGCGGTCATAGATGCGCGCGGCTTCCTCATATTTGCCCTGGCGGCCGGCCCGGACCATGAGATTGGCCTGGAAGAGGGCGGCTTCCTCGGCGAGGCGGGACTGCGCAAAGCGCGGGCTGGGGTCGTTGAACGAGCGAAGATGCCGCTCAAAAACCTCCGAGTTGGTCTCGCCGAGGTCTACGGGCTCGTCGACGACGTCGGCGAAGTCGATATCAAGCTCAAAATCAGACATTACGGATCTCCCCATTGGAAAGGCGGACGCGCAGCTGCTGACCGGTCGCCGCGTTCAAAAGACCGACGACCCCGTCACGGCACGCGGCCGGAAGGATGGTGAAACCCTGAGCCGCGAAGCGCCGGGTTTCAGGGAGCGCTCCGAGGTCGAGTTGAAGAATGTTCCAAACAGGCATGATTCGTCTCTCCTTCGATGGGAAGTCGCACAGCGACTTGTGAATGCGTGCGCGACGCGCACGACAAATCACCCCGGAAAGCGGTGCCGCTCCGGGGTGATTTGTTTCAGATTGTCAGGGACTTAGTCGTCCGGGTTCATCGCCTTGTGATAGGCGTTGGCCATGCGCTCGAACTTGAGCGCGGCAAGGCGGGCATTCTCGGCTTTTTGGGTAATTACCCAGTTTTCGTGCTGCTGCGCGCGGCGCTCGCGCTCTTCCTGGGTCGCGTCCAGGCGCAATTCATCATTGTGCTTGAAAATGGCGGTAAAGGGCTTGTTCGGGCGGAGCGAGGGGTCGGGCTTGTAGGTGCGGCTTTCAACGCCCGCGCCCTCAAGCATGGCGCGCAAGACCTTGCGTTCCTCGACAATCGACTGGCGCAGCTGCTCGACCGGGATCTTGCGGTTGATCTCGCGGAATTCGGGCCGTGGAAGTCGCCGGTTTCGGGCCGCCCGAAAACCCGGAATATACCCCGGGCTTGCTTCGAGCCCGTCAGGGGTCGGATCGGTCCAGCGCGCGAGCTGCTCGGCGTTGGTGCGGACGCGCTGCGCGCGCACGAGGTCGTCAAGAATTTGCGACATGGCGTTGCCCTTTTCGTGGCGGGGAAAAAGGCCCGGTTTTGGGTAATTACCCAAAACCGGGCAGGGGGGCGGGACAGCCTTTTATGCGGCCTCTTTGTGCTCCACCGGGGCAAGGCTGGCGCTTGCCGTTTCAATCGCGGCCATTACCGCGACCAGCTCGCCTTGCACGCCCGCCAGAACGTCGGCGGGAAGCTTGCCGATATAGTCGGCAACGCTGGCGAGAACGCCCTTTGCGTGCTCCACCGGAGAGAGGGCCGGCGCTTTGCCCTCAGCCTCTTTTTCGGCCTCAGCCTCTTTTTCGGCCTCAGCGCTAGCGGGGTCATCCGCCTGAAGCTTCGCCTTGACCAGCGCCCGGATGCTATCGCGAAGGGCGTAAACCCCCTTGGCCGCGCCTTCCGCCTTGGTCACAAAGGCGTCAATGGCCTCGCCGATGGCCGGAACGCTCTCGCCATAGGCCTTGAAATTGTCGTCAATCTCAAAGATTGCCTTGAAGCAATTGCGCGCCGCTTCGCCGCCCTTGGCATAGCGAAGGCCATTAATGCTATCAACCGCCTTGCCCTTGGGGGTCTTGGGATTGCCATGCGCCGCGAGAACGGTAACCGTGAGCGCGGATTGCGTCACGTTGCCAGCCTTGAGGCCACCAAGCGCCATGCGCGCCACGTCATCGCTCTTGTTCGCAACAGCAACGCCGTTCTCGCGAAGCTTGCGAATGTCCGCACCGAGGGCGACCGCGTCAAAAGTAAACATAACCAATTTCCCTTCAAAATTTTGGGTAAATACCCAAATTTCTCCCCGGAATTTGAACGCACGTCTCCCTGCCCCGGAGAGGGGCGGCAGATAGACGGGGGGCATAGGGCAGCATCCGGCGAAGCGCACTTCGCAAGGACCGGCCCCCGGCCCACCCCCTTGATACAGACTTCGCCCAGGCGTTCGCTCCTAAGTTGCATGAAGGGTAACACGCTGATTTTACGTCATTTTTTAGTCGTGAGGGGGCCATTATCCCTTCTCTCTCCCCGGGAAATTTTGAAAATTTCCGCTTGTAATATTATTACGTCGAGGGCATCCTTCACGACATGCGCAACTATCTCGTCCTAGCCACCGCCCTGATCCTCAGCTCCGTGCCGGCGCAGGCCCGAAATCTCAGCCAGGAGCTCGCGCGAGCGCCGGTCGTAGCGCTCTCGTCAGCCAAACCTATCCACGTCGTGGAGCGGTGCCTCCTGCTGATCGATTACGCGCCGCTCGCCACGGCGTACCGGCCGCCCGAGACGCCGAACCGCGGCCTGATTGTTTGGCAGACCGGCGATGTGGTGGAGATCATAAAAAAGGAGGACGGCGTGACCGTCCTCCTTCGCAATACCCGCCTCGAAAAGAAGGCGCGTGACTGTCTCTAGACTTCGCCGAGTGCCTTGATCCGGACTTTTCGGAACATCGCCCGCTTGACCCCGGCCTTGTCCTCGTACGGGACCTGCGGGTAGCCCAGCTCCTCCATCATCTGCAGAAATCGCTCGAAAGTGACGTTGAAGCCCCGGGAAACCTCCCGCATGTAGAAGACATACTGGTCGAAGCACTCGCGCGCGTCCGCTGCATCCTCCATGCTCTCGGTCGGGCGCACCTTGTCGTTCGACTGGAGCCACGCGGCGACGCTGTTGTTCGCGCGCTGGATCTGGTCGAGCCGCGCTAGGTGGCTCTTGGGCTGGGTATAGTCGTTCTGCCGGAGCAGGCGCGCCAGACCCTGCACCGCCCATGCCGCGATCGCCTCCCGCTCCTCGGCCACGAGCACCTCATGATAGTCGGGAATGCGCTCTTCCGCCGGCACGACCTTCTCGAAGTCGAATATCTGCCAGCGGCGGACGAAGCCCATCGACGTGTCGCGCGATCGCGGCAGATGGTTGGAGGCGAACCAGTGTGCCGCGATGGGAGCGAAGGTGAAACCGTCGCGGCCCTTGAACTCGGTGCTCTGGGTTGCGCCTTCGACCACTTCCTTGAACGCCTTGCCGTCGATGACCGTCTCCTCGGGAAGCTCCCCGCACACGTTCAACGTGCGGCCGACCATCCCGGAGAGTTGGAACCGCTGGCCCCAGCGCTCCGGAGACAGGGCGCAGATCGCCTTTGGAGGCATCATCGCCTGCAGCACCTCAAGGGCCTGTGACTTTCCGGTCTTCGCCTTCCCGTAGAGCAGGAAGGCGCGCTGAAACCGCGGAGCGATCCCGAACATCGTGGCGGCAAACGCTTCCTGAAGCGCCATCACCTTCTCGGCATAGTCCTCGTCGTCGCCCCATGCGCTCTCGAGATAGGCGAGCCACTTGTGGGCCTCACCCGCGCGTTCGGGCACGTAGTTGAACGGCATGGTGAAGGTCTTGCCGTACTTCGGCGAGTGGTCGTGGAGCACGCCGCCGCTGTCGAGGAAGCCGTTCGCGAAGTTGATCCCGATCTCATATTCCTCGATGAGCTCGGAGCGACACAGCCGCGAGATCGTTTTGACGATCGCCTCATAGTCGTTGTGGCGCCGGGACAGGATATTTCCCTTCACCCCCGTCGCAACCGCCACGTAGACGTCCTCGTGATCGACCTGTCCGAAGCAGGACCCGCCCCACTGCCAGAAGCAGCCCTGCGAGAAGCGAAGCTCACCACCGCGGCTCATTTCCTCGATCACCTCGCGCGCGATGCTCTCGTGGTCGGCGGCCATTTCGCCGTCGCCGCTCGACTCCTGCCGGGCCTCTTTCAGCATCCGGGCGAGCGCGGGCTTGCCGATCCCAGTCTCCTTGCCGAAGCGGCTCTTGACGTAGTTGATGAGCCCGTCGCTCTCGAGCGAGCCGAAATTGTCGTCCTTGCCGACCTCGAGGAACAGTTCCCCGATCTTCGAAACGAGCCGGTCGGTGTCCTCGGGGTCCTCGGCCGCGCGGGCGTCGATCCAGTCGCGCGCCTTGGTGAGGGTCCAGCGCTGAACCTGGTTCTTCTCGATGAGTGCCTTGATGACGGCCCAGTCGCGCTGCTCGTCGGAGAGGCCCACGTCCCACCCGTCGGGAAGCGTGCGTCCGCCCTCGACGTCCTTCAGGAGAAACTCGAGCAGCTTCGCAACGCCCTTGCCGGGGTCCATGTCGTCGCCAGCCGCGCTCGCCGTGAAGTCGAGCACCCACGTCGTCATGTGCTCGATCGCCTCGGCCAAGCCGTACTTGGTCGTCCGGTCGATCCCGAGCACGACGCGGGCAAGATACCCAGCGTGGCGGACCATCTGGATATCGCGCTCGCCCTGCGGGATTACGTCGAGCGGGCGGGAGCGGACGCCCTGCGCCAGCGTGATGCCGCCGCCGCGGGACTTGAGCACGTCGCCGAGCGCGTCGCGCAGGTCCTGCTCGATGTCTTCGTCGATCGCCGGGATCTGATCGAGGACGTCCCACAGGTCGCAGTTGGCCTCGTAGGGCTTTCCGGTGTCGGGGTGGATCGACGGCGGCAGGACCATCTGGTTGCCTTGGCCGAGGAACTCGACGATCGACTTGTTTTCGCTGTCGCGAAGCTTAAAATTTCGTTGCCCCTTCCAGCGGTAGACGAGACCCATGCCTTTCTTGCCGACACGTTTCCACGGAGACTGCGGCAGCGTGTCGAGGATGACCTGAACGAGCTCCTCGTCCTCCGTGTCAATGTCGATGGCGCACAGGCCGGAGGCCGGGCCGAAGGGGAGGCCGATGTTGTGGTCGGGGTAGCTCTCGAGCCAGAGCTGCTGCATCGACACCGACGGCATGACCGCGGCGTAGCTCTGCCACTCGTTGAGGATCGGGGCCTTGCCGGCTCCCTTGCCGAAGGCATTCCACTTCTTGAGCGGAATAACGGGGAGCCCGGCGCTCCAGTAGCGGGGCGCAAAATCACCAAAGATGCTCATGCTCAGTCCTGTGAAAATGTGGGAAATAGGTCATTCGCTGCCGCAGCATAAACGGCGGCAGCCGACTCTGGAGTCTCGAAGACGCCGAGATGAATCTTCCGTCCTCGGTGCTTAATCTGGGCACGCCACTTACCAGTCCCGTGGTGAAGTGAGACCCCTCGGTAGCCTGAAGTGTTGAGCGAACTGAGCCCCTGATTAAACATGTTGTCCGAGCGAGAACAGGGTCGCAGATTTGACCAGCGGTTGTCGCTGCGGTTCCGGTTTTTGTGATCAATTTCACTTGGCGGCCATTTGCCGGTCATCAGCAAATGAGCGAGGCGGTGGGCTTTGTACATACGCCCGCACACTTTTATGGCCCAGTAACCGTCTCCGTGATCGCTGCCTGCCAAGGCTCCTGCCCTAGCGGTTCCTCCTCGTGATACCTTCCAATGAAACAGTCCAGTTTCAGGATCGTAGCGAAGCAGCGTGTCGGCCTGCTCAAAGCTCAGCGCATTATTTGAGACTGCAACTTTTTCGATTTCGCTCATGCGGCATCTTCTCGGTATGGCGCGATGCGGTCGAGGAACACTTCACGGTCTTCCTCCTTGACCAGATCGTCGAGGACCGAGATGACGACAGCCTCGAAATGCGCGATGCGCTTGATGTTGAGCACGCGCTCGCGGAGATTGATGATCTTCTCGATGATGGTGGTCTTGAGCTTGAAGACGGCGAGGCGGGCGGTCTGATCGAGGCCTTGCTGGCCTTCGCCCTCTTCCATGTCCTTGAGCTGCTCGAGGAGATCGGCGAGCTCGGTGGCGATCTTTTCCTGATCCTCCTCGTTCAGCCCCGGTGCCTTCTTCCGGCTCCCGGCACCGCTGTCATTGACCACGCGCTTCTCGACCACCTTTTCGACGATCTTTTCCTCGACGGTCAGGATTTCCTTGAGGACGTCCCGAACGTCGATGTCGTAAGGGCAGTCCTGGCGGTCAAAGATCTCGGGATCGGCCAGATAATGTTGTTTGAGGGTCTGGAGCGCTCGAAGCACCCCGATGCGGAGAGTAGGGAAGGCGATGTTTGTCATGCGCCCCACCTGAGTCTCATCGACTCGGCCCGCAATCTGTTTTCCTGAAGTCGCTGTGCGACTTCCTGCCGCCTCGCTCTAATTCACCCCCTCGTATGGACTTCGAAGCGCCCCGCTAGTCCCCCTCTCGCCGTGTTCACGGAGCTCTACAACAACGTCCGCCAGCGATACGGCCACGGCAGTGGCTCGATGAGCATGGGCGACTGGATCGCGGCCAACACCACGATCAAGCGGCGGCCGTTCAGCTACAGGCACTACCCGTTCCAGCAAGCAATTGCGGACGACATGCACCCCAATCTTTATGTTAAGAAAATCAGCCAGATAGGCCTTACCGAGGTGCAGATCCGTAAGTTCCTGGCGATGCTGACGCGGCACACCGGCATCTCGGGTATCTTCACCCTCCCATCGGAGAAGATGTACCGGAAAATCTACTCCGGTCGTATCAAGCCGGTGCTCGATGCCGACGCGATCTTCAATCCGCCGACCGGAACAGCCCCTGTTCGAAGCTCGAGCATGATCCAGATCCGTGACAGCTTCGGCTACATCACGGGCTGCACCGAGGGCGAGGCAACCTCGATCTCGGCCGACTTCCTCATGCACGACGAGCTCGACCTCAGCCCCGAGGACATGATCGCGCTCTACCAGTCGCGTCTGCAGAACTCCGAAATGAAGATGACGCAGCGCTTCTCGACCCCCTCGTTCAAAGGGTTCGGGATCGACCGCGGTTTCCAGCTCTCCGATCAGCGTGAGTATGTGATCAAGTGCGAGGCGTGCAACCACCACCAGATCCCGCTCTTCACGCCGGCGTTCGTCTACATCCCCGATTTCAGGTTCGACGTCTCGGACTTCGCCGATCTGACTGCGGCGCAGATCGCGACCCTCAACACCCAGGACGCCTACGTGCGCTGCGCCAAGTGTTCGGCGCGTCTCGATCTTGCCAATGCGGACCTGCGGGAGTGGGTGGCGAAATATCCGAGCCGCACGCTTGTGCGTGGCTACCAGATCCGGCCCTTCTCAACGAGCCGTCTCGATCCCGCCTACGTCTTTCAGCAGCTCGTGCACTACCAGTCGCTCGGTTTCCTGCGCGGCTGGTACAACACCGTGATCGGCGAAGCCTACACCGACGCGAATGCCCAGCTGCAGCGGGGGGACATCGAGGCATGCATGCAGGGGCCGCGCGTGCCCGAGGTTCCGACATCGCGGCGCGTCTACATTGGCGTTGACGTCGGCTTCGTCTGTCACCTGACCCTCTCGTTCGACGATGACGACGGCAATCCCGTGTTTTTCTACTTCGAGGTTGTCCCCATCGGGGCGCTTGAGGACCGCGTTCGCGATCTGCGTAAGATCTACAACATCGTGCAGGGGTGTGTTGACCGCTTCCCGTTCGAGCCGAACGCGGACGCGCTTCGCACCGTGACTAGCGATCTCGTGATGCCGGTGCAGTACCGCGGCACCGCGGCGCTCGCCCCGGTGAGGGACGAGCTTGGGCACATCACGCACTACTCGGCAAATCGCACCTACATCCTCGACCGCGTGCAGTCGCTGGTCGGACATCGCGGGCTGGTGCTCACTGGTTATGGCGATCAGCGGGAGACTTTGATCACGCACCTGACCGATAACGTGCGCAAAGAGGAACCGGACTATTCGGCGACATGGTTAAAATCACCGAGCGGGACCGACCACTATTTCCACTCGATCGCGCTCAACCTGCTGGCTCGGCGCGTGAATGAGCACGCCTACGCCCAGAACAAGGATGTGATCCGTCATTCCATCGCATGTGGATCAGCAGCGGTTGGGGGCGGAGCGAACGACAATCTCCTCGGCAAGGGCGCCGAGCGACTTTCGAGACTGGGTTAATCAATGGCACTCTCCGACAGCATTGCACAAATTCTCCTCCCCAAGGGGAAGGGCGTCAAAGGCGGCAAGGGCTACACGCCGACCTTCAACCCCCGTGACGAAAAGATCGCGGTTCCGGGTTACCAGCAGCATCTCGATGACCTGCTCAACAGCCGCATCGCGAACGACAGTCGTTCGCTTCTCAATACGATGGTCAACCACGACCCGGACGTGTCGTCGGCGATCCATTCCTATCTGACGATCGCGGGCTCGGCCGAGCCGGTAATCACCGCCTACAACCCCGATGGCGAGATTGACATCGAAGGCACCAAGCTGGCGCGCCGTGTCCTTGAGAACCTGACCACAGTGAACGATTACACCGTCGGCTACAGCGACAAGCCGACGCTATCGTCGATCGCTGACGAACTGCGTTACATGACGCTCCTCCGCGGCATGGTTGCCGCTGAGCTCGTGCTCGACAAGAGCTACATTCCGACCGAGCTTCGGATTGTCGATCCGGTGAGCCTCGAGTGGCGCGAGGCCAAGCCCGGCGTCTACCGCCCCATCCAGAAGCCTGCCGGCGCGAACACCGAGATTGATCTCAACATCCCGACCTTCTTCACGTCGCGGTTCCACCAGAACCCGACGAGCATCTACACCTTCTCGACCTTCGTATCTGCAATCAACACGATCACCGCCCGCACTGCGGTGATTAATGAGCTCTACCGGATCATGCGGATCGTCGGCTATCCGCGGATGGACGTGACCGTCCTGCAAGACGTGATCGAGCGGAATGTCCCGCCCAACATCCGAGATAATCCGGATGAGATGCGGAACTACGTCTCGCGTGAGCTCGACACGATCCGCGGTGTGATCTCCGGGCTGACCGCGCGCGACGCCTTCGTCCACTCGGACACGATCAAGGCGGAGATCATCAACGACAAGAACCCGTCGGCGGGTCTGCAGATCGAGCGCGTCATCGACATTCTCGACAACCAGAACCAGGCGGCGCTGAAGGTCATGCCCGCCGTTGTCGGCAAGTCGAGCAACGGGCAGGTCGCCTCGACCGAGGCGCGCCTGTTCGCGCTGAATGCCGACGCGCTGAACCGCGTGATCGGCTCGCTCTTCACCAAGGCGCTGACGCTCGCGATCCGTCTCGCCGGTAGCGAGAGCCGGGTTCATGTGCGCTACCGTCCCGTTGAACTTCGCCCGGTGCTCGAGCTCGAGCCACAACTCACTATGCGCGCCTCGCGCCTTCGCAATGAGCTTTCGCTCGGCACGATCACCGATGACGAGTATCACCTCGAGGTGTTCGGTCGCCCGGCCCCCGCCGGGGCTCCGCAGTTGTCTGGCACCAATTTCCTGAAGCCTGCTGATGCCGATGTAACGATCGACACCGAAGGGGTCTCGCCCAACGACGACCCGCTCGGGCGAGGTTTGACGGCGCCAGGGAGCGAGAGCGCAAAATCAAATGACGTGGAGAAATAGAAATGACCACCAGAGTAACGATCGACGCACATGCAGGTTGGCCGGTTGAAGTAACGCTCCGGGAGGGTGAGCCCGATTACCCGAAAAGCGCCAAGGTCGTGATCGTGCGCCCCGGCGGTCAACAGGATTTCTACATTCACAGCGGCCTCGAAATTCTCGGCATTCGGGAAATGAAGCGGGCCGAGGGTGGTTGAGGCAGGTTCACCCGTCCTCTCGTGACTTGAGAGTCGTCGCCTCCGCATAGCCTGCGGAGTGAAACAGCTTCCGATGACACCCGAGCTCGCGCAGCTCATCAAGGACCGGGTCGGCCAGGATGTCGATCCGACCAACTTTGCCGTCTTTGAAGCCATCGCGCTCAACACGAAGCCGCTGACGGGCAAGGACGGTACGCTCCACGAGCGCGCGGTCGTGGCTCCGGTCACGCTCCGTCAGATGGCGGATCACATCAAGAATGGCGGGCATCTGCCCCTGATCTCGGACCACCAGCTGAGCGGCGAGCCCAAGGGACGTGTCTTTGACGCCGAGCTGGTCTTCAACGGTGTCAACGACATCGAGCTTCGCGTCCTCTTCTATCTGGACCCGACCGAGGGCCGCCTGATTGCCAAGCTCAATGCCGGTTCGCTCGACGAGGTCTCGGTGTCGTTCTTCCCGACCCAGTTCCTCTGCTCGGAGTGCGGCTGGGACTATCTCGGGCCTGGCGCCCAGTACGACAACTTCTTCGACCGCACCTGCGCCAACGGCCACACCATTGGCGAAGACGGCGTTCACGCCGACCTCATCGGCCTTTCCGACTTCATCGAGGTCAGCCTGGTTGCGCGCGGTGCAGCCGATCAGCCGCGCATCATCGGCAAGTCCGATTCTAAGTTGCAGCCCGCATCGTCGATGCGCCTCGCGGCGCACGCAGATTTCAAGGATCGCCTGATTGTCCAGGCGTCCAGAGGAGAAGACCCTGTGAGCAATTTTGATCCAACCGCGCTGGTCACGGAACTCTCGGAAGCCAAGGCGGACGTGAAGATCCTGAAGGCCGCGAAGGAAGCAGCCGACGCGACGATCACGACGCTGACCAGCGAACGTGATTCCGCCAACACCAAGGTTACGGAACTGACCGCGCAGCTTGAGACGGCTCAGGCCGATCTCGAGAAGGCTCGGGCGGACTCGAAGGCGGACGAGGCCACCGCGGCGGTGACCTTCCTGCAGTCGGTTCTGAGCAAGGTTCTCGTCGCCGCGGGCAAGGAAGCGCCCAAGGCCGAAGACCTGCCGTCGACCGTTGCCGATCTCGAGAAGCAGATCAAGGAGCACACCTCCGATCTGACGGCGATCCTCCCCGTGGGCGGCGTCTCGAACCCGACCAAGACCGGTGAAGGCGAAGACGAGCGGAAGCTTGTCGCCAGTGCCTACACCAATCGCAAGCTTTAAAGAAGGAAGGACCGACCCGTGGCGTACAACCCCAACAGCGTCGTCAACTACACGTTCTCGTTCGAGGATTTCGTTTTCACCTACGCGCTGGCCGCGGGCACGACTGCCGCCGACGTGGGCAAGGCCGTCGAGCTCGACACGAGCGCAGCCGGCAAGGTGAAGCTGGCGACTGATGACGCCGCCGTCTTCGGCCGTCTCGAGACCTTCGAGGACCGCGGCAACGGCCTCCTGGTCGGCGCCGTCTCGCGCAAGTTCCGCACTAAGCTTCCCGTCAAGGACGGCCTTGCCGGGAACGAAGTCCCTGGGCTCGGCGACACCGTGGTCGGTGCCGGGGCCGGAGAGGTCAAGGCGCTCGAGGACGGCACCAGCAAGACCCCCGACCAAAACGTCAACACCGTGATCGAAGTCGGCACCGACTTCGTGATCGTCGAAAAGTTCTAACAAGGAGCACGACAGTGAAGCCCGCAAATCTCATCGAACTGGCCCGTAATCGCCAGCCGGCCGAAGTCCTGCTCGCGGACGTTCTCAGCGAGAACATGGCCGACAGCATCCGCGCTGGTCAGAACCTCGTGCAGGCGGCGAAGTCGCTGAAGATCAGTCTGCCTGACTATCTGACGCTCGCGATCGACACTGAAAAGGGCGATTACAAGGGCTCGAAGCTGAATGGCTTCGAGGCTGCGCTCGCGCACCTCGGCCTGCCGATCCGTGACGACTACGCCAACGGCATCCTCCTGCAGGCCGCTGCGGATACGTTCCAGACCTATCCCGGCACCCGCGCGATGTTCCCGCCCGTGATCGACGCGATCCTGCAGTGGAAGTACCGTCAGGACAACATCGAGTCGATCGCTCCGATCATCGCGCAGTCGCGCGGTATCTCGGGCAACGAGATGATCACGACCGTGGTCGATGATGACGCTGCTGAGTATCAGCAGACCGGAGTCATCGCCGAGGGCGCTCGCATTCCGATCCGCTCGATCCGCACGACTGAGAAGGGCGTCAAGTTCTACAAGTTCGGTGGCGGTTTCGAATTCACCTACGAATTCGAGCGTCGGGCGAGCCTCGACATCGTGACGCCCTACGCCGCGCGCATGCAGCGTGAAGTCGAGATCGGCGAGGTGGCGATCGCCACTGGGCTGCTCATCAATGGTGACGGCGTCAACGCTGCGGCCCCCGTGGTCAATGCGACCACGCTTGCTGCGACGATGCCCACGGACGGCCAGCCGGTCCCCAAGACCGGTCGCCTCGACTGGAACATCTTCCTCGCTTGGCTCGTGAGCCGCGCCAAGGCTGGCGTTCCCGTCGACACGGTCCTCGGCAACTACGACATGTATCTCGAGTGGCTGCGCATGTTCGCGAAGCCGACTGCAGATGCCGGCATGTCGCAGGGTGACATCCTCCGCAAGGCGGGCGTCGACGTTGCGATCCGTAACCCGCGCTTCGACTTCAACGTCGACTTCGCGCTCTCGTCCACGGCCCCGGCCGCGAAGCTGGTTGGCTTCATCAAGAACGAGACGCTCGAAGAGCTGGTCGAGAACGGCTCGGATATCGAGGAATCGACCCGGGCGATCGAGAACCAGAAGGTGAAGTTCGTGAAGACCGAGAACAAGGGCTACCGCCTGGTCTTCGGCGACACCCGCTCGGTCCTGAACCTCGACCAGGCCTAATTCTGAGGGGGTCTTCGGACCCCCTCAATTCGGAGAGCTATGATGAAGATCACGGTGAAAACCACGGGTTCGTTTCTGGTCCACGATGTCTTCGGCGGCCAAACTATCTCGCCCGGCGAAGAGAAGTCCGTCCACCTGACGGAGTATATCAAGCACGCGCTTAGTGAGGGTCGGCTTGAAGAGGTCAGCGACAAGAAGGCGGCCAAGGAAGAGGCTGAGCCTGTCGCCGATAAGGACAAGGGCAAGTCCAACGGTCCGACCTCGGGGACGGCCTCGAAGAAGTAAGGTAGATCATGCGCGCCGGGCTCGATTTTTCGCAGCTCGTGACGTTCGACGACGGAGCGCCTGACGGGGATATCTCGTGGGCGCTCTATCGTTTGGACGGAACGGAAGTTGCCACTGGGGCGATCACCCCTGAAGACGGCGCCGTTTCGGCGGTGCTTGTGGTTGCTGGAACGTATAACCAGCTTTCGACCGGGACGCTTCGCAACGTCCGCGAGCTGGCCTGGACCTACACGGTCGGCGGGGACATTCGCTCCGGCCGCGTCGAATATACCGTTGAGGGGCGTGTGCCCTTTCCGGTGAGCCCCCGTGGTGCGCGGGAGAAGCTGGGCGTCGGGCCTCAGGACTTGCCGGATGATGAGGTCGATCTGATCGGCGCCTATTGGGAGATGGGATCCCTCGGCCCGGTGACGGCCTACGAGAATCTCGAGACTGCCGAAGCCCACCTTATTGCCGACGGCATTGAGGCGCTGGCGGCTCTCGCCGTGCTCGACACGCTGCAGATTCGGATTGCCAAGATGGAGAGCAGCGGAACGAACGAGTATCAGCGCGGGTCGATCGACTGGGATAAGCTGCGCGCCAAGCTGCAGGCGCAGGTTGCGCGCGCGACTGACCTCTTGAACCCGACAGAGGCGGGGGGGGCCGGCGGCGGACCTCTCTTCGTACTCGCCACCATCTCGGACGATTTCAGTGGTTAGTCTCGCCTCGGTCACCGACCGCTTTTTGACGAATCTGCAGGTCCTCGTCGGGGGTAGCGGGACGCTGCGCGGGATCATCAGTGAGACCGACCAGACGCAGGTGCCTTCCTATATCTTCGTCTCGCCCCGTCATGTGCTCCGCACCCGCCACCCCTCTCCGGTGCGACTGGGGATGGTCATTCGGACGAAGGCGGGCGAGACATACATCGTGGGCGATAACGGCCCCGCGGAGCACGCTCAGGGGGTGCTGTGGGACAGCTACCGGCTCTTCCGTGCGACACATTTGGTCACCTGGCGCCGACGGACGAAGATCACCGACCCCGTCACCAAGCAGAAGACTGACGGCCCGATCGAGAACCTCGGCCAGATCTGGGTCGGCATTGAGCCGACCGACCGCGAGGAGAACGAGCGGCGCATGAACACTTCGTTCGAGCGTGCACGGTTCATTACAGGGGCGGACGTCAAGTCGGACGATCTGCTCGACGAATACGAAGTCATCCGGTCCGACGTCCAGTTGGGCCTGCGCATCGGGTTCCTTCAGTCATGATTATTTCACGCATCTACAAGTCGCTCGTGCGCCACGTGTCCGACATGATCGAGGAGCTGAACGCTTCTGGTGCTTTCGGCATTACCTATCACGTTTGGGAAGCCCGCGGTGAAGAGGACAAGCTGCCCAAGAACATCCTCTTGGGGGTCGATGGGTTCAACTTCCACGAAAACAGTGGTCTATGGATCGTTCGCTTTTCGATCTCCCTATCGTCCTATCAGGACACGCTCCTTCTCCGCGAGGCGGAAATCCTCGACGGCATCCACGCCTGGTTCGGGGAGAAGCAGCGCGTTCCGCTTCGCGACCCCGAGACGGGAGACGAGGATAATCAACTCGTTGTCACCGACTTTGAGATCGCCCCGATGGCACAGACGATGCTGCGCAATTACCGGACGGCCTCCATTGAACTGAAGCGAACCGCCAACGATGGCTGACATTCGGCTCAGGTTATTCTTTAACCTCGCTACCGGGGGGTCGTCCGCGCGCACAACGAAGCGCTGGGCAGCCACCGCTGCGTCGACGATCATCCAGAACGTCGCATTCGGATATGCCGACGGGTATCGCGAAATTCTGGTCCGGGACATCCAGAAACGAGTCGGCCTTGATGTCCGGGCCGAGATTGCGAATGCCGCGGCGCGTTATCGGCGAATTGTCATTGGACATGAGCGCGGTATGAGCGTGGGCGGGCTGCAGGCCATGACGGAGGGAGGCCCCCGGACCGTCCCAAGTCAGGGGATAGTCTGGAAACCGCGCAGTCCGAAATATCTCGCCCGCAAGGAGCGGCATCTCGGGCACACCCGCTGGTTCGAGGGGTGGACGCACCACATGGCCTCGATGCTCAGCAAGGGAGAAATGTGGACCGAGATCTTCGGCCCCATCAAGGTGTCCGTACGCTCAGGAAAGAGCCCTGGCTTTGGCGGGGCGGTAGCCCCGAACTTGGGGGGGCTCCGTTACCGGCCGGTGGCAAAGGAAGGGCAGGACCCCAAGGCCATTCGCATTCACATTGGCTCGGTTGAGGTCGCGGCCCTCGAGAAAATCACCCCGGCGATGCTCCAGTCCTACACCAAAGGAGGAATTCCCGCTGCAGTGGCCGCAGCGGGATATGAAGAACTGGCCTATCGGCTGGGTGGTCCGCCCGCCGCGCCGTATCGGCCTACCCTCGAGCCTTTTCTCAACTTTGTCCTGACGAAGGCGATCCCTTACGCCGTCCAGAGGCGTGTGCAGACTGGGCTCGGAGCTCGGATCAGGTAATTCACCCCCGAGAATGGCCCAACCCGGATCACAGACATAGACCTGCGCCACCACCGACAACCACCGCGAGGTCCAATGAACCCCGAAAAGCGCAGTTTCACGGTTCGAGTACCAATCGACCTGTATCTCCGGCTCGGACAGATAGCCCAATCCGAAGGCACCGATGTCAACGCGACTGTTAACCGGCTCATTCTTCTTGGGCTGGGTGAACGGGAAAGCCTGATGAGCCTGCTTCAGCGGCTCGTAAATACGGAGATCGAACGTGCAGCGGCCTGAACTATCAATCGAAATCAAGATCGGCGGGGATGCTCGCAAGATCAAGTGGACCTATGGTCTGAGCCAGGACATCCAGCGCCTTGTTCCGGACTTCAGCACTGCGATCAATGATGTGGTGAGCGATCCCAGCATCCGAGATTACATCGTGCGCCGCGCCCTGACGGAGAAGAAGGGTGTCGTGACGTCGGAGGAGGAGCTCATCTCGGTTGAAGAGATCGACGAGATTGACCCGTCCGAAGTGCTCCGTCTCCTCGAATGGGTCATGGAGCATCTCCTGTATTTTTTCGGCACCTCGGCGGGCACCACGTCCCGCCAAGCGAAGGAGTTCGGGAACGCGTTGGGGCTATCGAACCCCTCTACGGCTGGTTCTCCAGCCTCAGCTTCGACGACGCGGTCTGCTGGGCCTTCGGACTAGTCGAAGGCGACCTTGAAGAGCTCTACTGGACGCTCTCCTATTGGGAGCTCTCGAAAAAGGTTCAGCTGAAGTACGGCGAGTTATCCTCACTTCAGCTCTGCACTTACGCCGGCTTCGCTGAGATTGTCTCGGCAGTGCTGGGGGGCAAGAAGCAAGAGGAAGAGGTCAGCAAGATCAATACGGGGTCACTCGAAGGTGACATCGCGATGATTAAGTCATTGGCCCGGGTTGGTTGAGGGCGGTGCAGGAGGCGAAGATTCCATAGTCGGGGCACGGGCGCCACTGTTCCTTCCGAGTTTTATCGCGAAGAAGGAGCCCTCCTGTGGCAGCCGTAAAGAAATCCGCATTCATGCTCTCGAGCGCCACCGTGATGATGGCGCCCGCATTCACCACCGACGTTTACGCCCTCACGCCTGATGCCCACAGCGTGGGCATGGTGAAAGAGGTGGCCGTGCCCCTCGACAGCTCGATGATCTCGCTGACCAACGGTGTCTCGCAGGCAACTGTGGCGTCGCGGCGCACCAGCGTCCAGCCGACGATCTCGTTCACCTCCTATGAATTTACTGCCGAGAACGTCGCGCGCTCGCTGGCGATGTCGGGCACTATTGGAGCTCTGAAGCGTGGCGTTCTCACCACTGAAGCAGCTGCTGAGGCCACTCAACTGATTCTGGGCAGCAACCCTGTTCCGGGCGAGGCTGGTTCGGCTATCACTGCCCTCGGTGACATCCCGTCGGGTTCGACTATTCTGGTACAGCGCCCTGCGCCCAATCAGGACTACGTCTTCCCGACCAAGTCGAGCGGTGCGGCCACCGGCACGGAGTCGCCGTGGACGGTTCCGATCGCGGCGAACTACGCCATCCCGGCTGGCATGAGCTTCCCGGTAGGGTCACAAGTCTGGGTTCTGCCCGTCCTGCGTCCGAACATCGATCAGGATGATCTCTTCGGCGTCAAAATTACGGGCACCCTGGACTCGTACGATCGACCGGTCACGGTGGTTCTGCCCAAGGTCCGCGTCTCGAAGGGCTTTTCGCTCTCCTTCTCGGAAACCGAGTACGGCGGAATGCCTTGGGAACTGATGCCGCTTCTCATGTCGACGTCGGAGGCGACCGATCGTCTTGCTGATATCGGCACGAGCGCCTTCTTCGATATTTATATCGGCGCCTGATTCTTCGGCTGGCGGTGGGGAGACCCCGAAGCGAAAGCTTCGGGGTCTCTTTTAATTCACCCTCTCGTATGCGTCCTCGGCGCGACGGGGAATAAAGGCTCAGCATGGCGCTTGAGACCTTTGAGTTCTGCACGGGCACATTGGTGCCTGAAACCGTTCCGCCCGAACCCGTGGCGGTCACGTCCATGAACGGGTGGGAGTTCTCAGCTAAGCCCTCAGTGCCGTACCGGCGAAAATTCAAGGTGAACCTTCACGGTCTCAAGTGGTATCTGCACGCAAACGGTCTGTACGACCCTGACACGGACCCACAGCATAACGCCCACCGGCTCGAGCAATTCTACGCGGCACACCAACGCTGGCGAGAGTTTAACTGGGAGCATCCGCACATTGGGCTTCTCGTGGTGAAGTTCGCCGCGGCGGTCACGGTCCCGGCTGGCATTCCCAATAGCGGCGGTGTGATCGGGGCTGTCGAAATTCAGCTAATCGAGAGCAACCCGGGCTATTCCTGACCCTAAAGCCGACTACAGTCGATGTCGTTTTCGGCACACCAGGCGTGCTTCCGAAGAGACCGAATATCCTCAGCCCGCTGTTCCTCCCGAATTCGCCGTGCCTGTCGCTCCTCCGGGGTGAGGGGAGAAAACGACTTCAGGCACGTCTCGCGGAGAAATCCCGGGACGCGCCCTACCGGGATGCTTGTCCTTGTCGCGTAGGACTCAATGTCAGATTGCGTGGGGCGCAATAGGTTGCAGTCACCGCCGGGGGTCTCACCGACGGCTATGAGCTTCGCGTCGATGTCGGGGATATCCGGGTTCCGGGATTTCACCTTGGCGATCGCTGCGACGTAAGCTTCTTGCGCCCGAGCCTGGGGGGCACCTGTTGCGCTCTCGTACGCAATCAGCAGGCCGATACCCAAAGCGATGATCGCCAGTGCCCCCCAGGCGCCTTTCGAAATAGCGTTGATCTCCATAGCTCCAGATTCTCCCATACCTAATTCCCCCCGTCAACTTGTCTCTCCTCCCCATAAGGGCATCGGAGGAGAATGGCCGACCCCACGAACACGCAAACGGTTGACGTCGAACTGCTCGCACAAGGGGCAGACGTTTCGAAGGCGATGGATCTTATCCAGGCCAAGATCGAGAAGGCGCTGGCGGCGGTCAACCAGATCTCGTCTTCGGCGGATTCCGGTGTCAAGAACTTTGACCGAAAGCTCAACCAGAGCGTAAAGAGCCTGCAACAGGCGATGTCTCAGCTGTCGACGCTGGAGAAATCGATGTACGCGGGCGCCGGGGGTGTCCGCCAGCTCACGCAGGCTCAGCAGTTTGGTAAGAGCACCGAGGCCGCGGCGCGTTTTGCTGGCACAGTCAGGAGCGCAGGTAACGCAGTCGAGGCGGTCGGCGCTCGCATTAATGATCTCACAAAGAAAATGGCCGGACTTGGCCAGCAGGACTTCCTTCCGAAGCGCAAGCTCCTGCGGGCGCAAGACGATCTGCGTGCGATTGATCGTGAGCTCCGTTCAGTCGATCGCTCTCTGACCAATTTGAACACCAAGGCTCGCCAGAACGGCGGCGACTTCGCGGCTCAGCAGCGGCAGGTCGCCGAGGCGCAGGCGGCACTGTTCCGTTCTCTGCGGGATGGCCGGCGCACCAATTTCACGACCGAACTGAACCAGCTCCGTGACGCGATGGCCCGCTACGGCGCTGACGTGCGTCGTGTCGACGCTGACCTTCGTCGACAGGGGCAGGCTTACGACCAGTTGATTTCGAAGGCCCGTCAGTACACCAACGAGACGCGATTCCAGCAAGAAGGACGGCTCCGGCGCGAAGCGGGACGGTTGGCAATTCCCGACGGCGTCACCACCGCAGGGGCGGCGGAGAAGCTGGCCCAGGCGACCCTGCGTGCTGCCAACGCCAAGGAGCGTCTCAATGCCGCACTTGCCAGCAAGGCGGGTCAGGCCGAGCTCTCCAAGGCGGTTGCGGACTATGAGCGCTATAACCGCGAGCTTGTTGAAAGCATCGCTCTCCACAATAAACTTCAGGCCGAACTGAAACAAAGCGCCGCCGCGCAAGCGGCGGAGGCCGCTCAGGCTGCCCGAGCGGCGAAGAAGACCCAGCAGGCCCAAGCCCAGCGTGGCCCAGTCAGCACGATTCTATCGCCTGGCTACGGCGCGGCGGCCTTCGCTCGCACTTCGGTCTACGGCGCCGCGGCTATGGCCGCCTACGGGCTCTTCAACACTTTTCGAGATGGCGTGCGCTTCGTCTTCGAATTCGACGACGCCCTTGCCAACCTGCAGGCAGTGTCCGCCGCCACTGATGGTCAGATGACGCATCTGCGCGATACGATCCTCGATATCGGCACGAACTCGAAGTTCTCGACGCTAGAGATCACTGAAGCCGCCCAGCAGTTGGCGCAGGCGGGTTTCTCCACCAGTGAGATGGAAAAGTCGCTGAAGGCGGTGACCGAGCTTGCTGCAGCCTCGGGCGCCAGCATCAAAGAGAGCACCGATCTCATCACGGCCAGCATTGGCGGCTTCGGTCTCCAGTCCAGCGAGGCCGAGCGCGTTGCGGACGTGATGACTTCGGCTCTGAACCGCAGCCGACTGACCGTCCAGCAGGCAGGTCTCGCTGTGTCGTATCTCGGTGCGACTGCACACGACGTCGGCATCTCGCTCAACGACGTGCTGGCCTCGGTTGGCGCGCTCTCGCAGGCGGGTGTCCGTAGCGGCTCCACAGCTGGTACCGGCCTGCGCACCTTCCTGACCGATCTCCTCGATCCGTCGGAGAAACTGAAGAAGCAGCTTTCGGACCTCGGACTGACCTTGGGTGATGTCGACGTTCGCACGCGCGGCCTCCGCCCGGTCATGGAGACCCTGCGCAACGCCGGCTTCGGAGCCGCGCAGGCATATGGCAGCCTCGAAATCCGTGCGGCCGCGGCGTATCTGGTGCTCAGCCAGAACCTCGACGTGATGGATGACCTCAATTTGGCCATGCTACAGCAAGGCACGGCGGCCGAGGCGGCCGAGAAGTCGCTGGGTTCATTCAGCGCGCAGTGGCAGCGCTTCAAGAACATCATCGCTGACCGCGCTGATGACGGAAACAAGAAGATTGCGGACAGTTTCGCGGAAATTGTTAAGGGGATCAACGACTACCTCGAGCGTGCGGGCGAGACCAATGACAGGATCGCCCAAGAGGTGCAGGCGCGGCGTGACCTCGTTGCCTCCCTGAAAGAACAGGCTCTGGCCGCGCAGCAAGCGGGCGACGAGGATAAGGCCTATGCGCTTGCTCAGCGCGCGGCCTTTGAGGAGTCGGTGAACCGCTCTGCGGGCATTTATGCAGTTGCGCAGTCCCAAGAAGATCTCGAAACCAAGATTTCGAACACGAACGAGACGTTGGCGGCTAACAACGTCCGGCTAGGCGCCGTCGACGAAGCGATTGCTCGTCTGCTTGTCCAGCAAGACACGCTGACCGACAATAGCGCGGCTCTGAGCGCGGAGTTGCTTCAGCTCGGCCAGCGCTTCGATGGGCTGTCAGAAAAGCTCATGAGCAATGTTCAGAGCTTCCAGGGCGCGCTCAACGCACTACGGCAATATCGTGCCGAGGTTCTCGCGTTTCAGGGGCAGCAGCTGGGGATCCAGAAGAACCAGTTGGCTTCGCAGTATGACCTCCAGCGCAACCAGTATGTGTCGGCGGACCGCGGTCTGAACCGGATTAACGATCCCCAATTCCAGCGTCTCCGTAAGCAACTAACCTCTGCTATGGCAAACGGGTCATATGCTGACCGTTTCCGGGCTAACCAGGCGCTTTCAGACTATACCGAGTCCAAGCTGGACCCCCGCCACCGCGACTCTGCGCGGAGGTTTATCGGCGCGGCAGGTAAACTTGCGTCCACAACCCAGCAGTACGGGTCGGTAAAGCGTGACGCTGAGAAAGTGGACTACTTCCTCAGCAACTCGGGCCAATCGATCACGGAGAGTGGCTCGGTCATCTCAGCGGGACTCCAGCGAGCGAACGCCAACACGACCGGGCGCACAGACAGCGAACAGAAGCGCTATTACACTGACGTCGCACAGAAGACAGCAGCGGCAGCGGCACAAATCCGCAGGGACGCGGCGAACGCCCCCACAGAGGGCATGCGCCGTGGTATGCTCGAGCAGGCCACCTACCTCGACGGTCTGGCCGCGCAGGCCGAAGCAGCGACGAAGCCGTCTCTCAAGGAGTTGAAGGAAGGAGAGCGCGTCGCGAAGGCCTCGCAGCGCGCCGCCGCTCGTGAAGCGCGCCGGCGCCTGCGCGGTGACAAGTTCGTCTCGCAGGCGGCGCTCAAGACCGTCGACATGGATCTCAAGCAGGCGATCGAGGACAATTCCGAGCCCCTGAACCTCGACCAGTTCCTCGAGGGTGCGGCCGAGATCGACAAGCAACTCGAGCTTTGGATCGAGGAGCGCCAGAAGCTGATCGAGGCCGAGATCAAGGAGAAGGGCCTGACCGGTGAGGCGGCCGACACCTATCGGCGTGAGATCAGCGAGCAGATCCAGAACCGGAAGGAAGAGACGGAGCAAAAGCTCGCTGACGCGATTATCGCGATGGTCGAAAACAGCCTCGAGATCGCTGATCGGCTGGCTGAAGAGCACATGCGGCCATTTGAGTACGGCCTCGCCATGGCGGACGCTCGTATCCAGCGGCTCAATCGCACCGATATGGTCGGTCGTGTGCCGGACTATGTCCGGGAGAATGCCGAGTTCCGTAAGCAGCAGCTGGAAGAGAGTGCCGCCCGCGGGCGACTGACATCCTACGGCACGCAAATCGCGGCGCGAGAGCAGGCACTCCGGGATTATGAGATGGCGATTGCCTCCCGCAAATCGCCTTTGGAAGCGCTGGGATCAAGCGGCTCAGACGACGAGATTGTCGTGAGCGCCGAGACCAGGGCTGCCGTTGAGCGGTTCGCCGGGAAGAGCCTCAAGGAGCTTCAGGACGCTGCGTACGCGACGCAGCAAGAGCTGTTCCAACTGCGCACCGAGAGTGACGCGCTCAAGCTAAGCCTGGACGGCGCCTCAGAAATTCCTCTCACGATTGGCGAGGCATTCAATCAGGCCGCCGCGGCCTACGCGCGCGTGACCGGCCTGAACCGGACGATGAAAGAAAGCATCATCAATGACCTTGGTGGTGCCATCGAGCAGGTGCACGGGGCGTTCACGAACTTTTTCACGGATATGCTGACGAAGCCGGATCAGGTCCTTAATAATCTGCGGAACTTTGCGCTGTCCGTCATCCGCGTTCTTCAGGAAATGGCGGCCAAGGCGCTAGCCAACGAGATTTTCGGTATGCTGCTGAAGGTCGGGGCTTCGCTCCTTGGCGGGTCAGCGCCGTCCGGAGGCGGTAGTGGCGGGAACGCGACATTTGGCGGCCACGCGCCGTTCTTCAACGGGGGTCTGGTCGGTCGCGCCGAGGGTGGGCTCGTCACTGAGGGCGTGCCCAACCGCGACAGCGTGGCCACCAAGCTTGCTCGCGGCGAGTTCGTCACACGTAAAGCGGCGGTTGACAGCGTCGGGGTCGACTTCATGCGCGACCTCAACAAGCGGGGTGCTCAAGCTCTTCAGGGTATGGGTGTTAATGTTATTCCGCTTCGTCCCTCGCGCATGGAAACGAACGTGTGGGTTGTGGCACCAGAGGAGAAACCTCAGCTCGGTCCGAACGACGTGATCGCCGTCATGACTAATGAGATGCTGAAGGAAAGCGGTACGAAGAAGCTCATCAAGAGCATCGCTCAGGGAGGCTAATTCCCCCCCGCTTATCGTCGTCATTGCGCGACGGACCTAAGTCCTTCGTGCAATGACGACTATCCCATCCGAGCATATCGCCGATGCCCATCTGCTTCAGGCAGACGGAGAAGTCTATCTCTATGAGCTCAGCCCTTCAGAGGGCGTCGGCACAATCCGTATCAAGGCGGACAACTCTGTCACCTATCGAGGCAACCTCTATGAGGGGCTCCCCCTCAAATTCGAGGGCGAGAGCTATAGTTCCGATGGCACTGTGTCGCAGCCGACTCTCACCATCGGTGACGAGAACATTTCGCTGATCGCGATCAAACCGTTGCTCTTCGACGGTTCCATGGATGGAGGTGTCGTGATCCGGCACCGCATTCTCCTCGACGACCTCCTTAATAACCGCCTTATCCTCGAGACTCAGGAGTACCGGATCAAGCGCATCCCCGGGTACTCCCGCTCCCAGATTGGCTTCGTGCTCGCACGGCAAGCGGACGGGCTGAACTTCTCGCTGCCATTTAAGCAGTATTACTCTCCCGACTTCCCCTCGGTGTTCGTCCAATGACGGATTACGAGGGCATCCCCTTTCGTATGGGCAGCAATGACTGCCTCGGGCTCTTCCGTAAGTATTATGCTGAGGAATTTGGAATCAGCATCACGGATTACGCGCGCCCCAACGACTGGGAAAGCTCCACAATCGATCTCATTCGCGCCTGTTATGAGCGCGAGGGCTTCGAGATGATCACGTCCTGGAAGCCCAAGGACCTCCGCCCCGGCGACGTCCTCTGCATGGCGATTGGCGAGGGCAACGCAAATCACATGGCCATTTTCGTCGGTGAGGGAAAGATCCTTCACCACCCGGCCAACCGTCTCTCCGTGTGCGAGGAATACCGCGATTTCTGGCGGAACCTGACCTGCTACGTCCTTCGTCACCCTGACGTTCCCGACCTTCGCCCCACCTATCCGGATGTCACCATCGAAGAACTTCTGCGAGCCCGTTATGCAACCACTGATTGACCTTTATCTCGAGGGACACACTGTCGAGCGGTGCGGTTTTATCTTCCGCGACGGCTCCATCGTTGAAATCGACAATGTCCATTCCGAGCCCGAGCGCGGGTTCCGGATGGACCCGAAGCAAATTCTCGAACACGTCGACAACCCCGATCTCGTTGGCACTTGGCACACCCATCCCGGTGGAGACCCGAACCTCAGCCAGGAAGACTATGCTGGGTTTCTGAGCTGGCCACATCTCGAGCATCACATCGTAGGGGAGCTTCGCGGTACCCCCACGGTTGAATCCTTCGTGATCGACAATGGACTGGTCCTGAAGAAATGAGGCTCGTCTTCCACGGATCGCTTCGCGAATATTTCCCCGCGTCTGTCAATATGAACGCGCGCACAGTGGCGGATGCCCTCGAGGGTGTCGCGTCTCAGGTCACCAACCTTCCGCCTCATCTGACCGTAGAGGTCGTCGGATACGACACAGACGAGGCCCTGTTCGCCCCTTCGGATGTCGACGAGGTTCACATTGTCCCGTCGATGTACGGCGGGGGCGGCAAATTCTTCGGGATCATTCTCGGCGGCCTGATGATCGCTGCGGCCGTTGTCTTTGCACCGGCCGCGGGTGTGTTTGCGAGTGCCCTCACCAGCAGCCTGTTTGTTAGCGGTGCTCTTATGGTTGTTCAGGGCGTTGTCGGCCTGTTCATGAAGGCTCCGACGATATCCAAAGCAGAGGACCCGCCGGCATCGAAATACCTCGGGATCTCTCAGAACACGACCGCGCAGGGCACTCCGATCACGTTGGCTTGCGGCCGCATCAACCTGTCGGGTCACTGGCTCAGCCTTCAGTCTGATGCCGACAAGCTTTCCTTTGGCGTTTATCCGGCGACCCCCACATAATGGACATCTCCCCCGAACTCGCTCGCTTCGCGAGCCCCGCCCAAGCTCGTTACCTTGATGCAGTCCTGCGCTTCGGGAGTTGCCGTAAGGCTGCAAAGGAGCTGGGGGTCAACAAGGCCACCGTCTCTCGGTGCATCAAGGCGCTGCAGGACAAGGCGGCATCCAAGGGCTATTCACCGGAACACGATATGACCCATGTCGTACCCGATGGCTTCCGGGTGAAGGGGGTCTCGTCCTATTACAACCGAGACGGCGAGCTCACCGGCCAGTGGGTCAAATCGACGACCGACCATGAGCGTCGCGAAGAATTGCTCCGCGCCGCGGTCGAGGCGATGTCCGGGGAGGTCACCCCGCTGCCACCGATTCCGGCTCCGAGCTTCTACGACGAGCGCTTGCTCACGGTTCTGCCGCTAGGCGACCCTCATTTTGGCATGCGCGCGTGGGCTGCAGAAACCGGGACCAACTTCGATCTGGCCACAGCCGAGCGCCTGACGTTCGCCGCGGTTGACCGCATCTCCGCCCGCACGCCTTCGAGCCACACCGCGCTCCTGCTCAATCTCGGCGACTATTTCCACGCTGACAACGGGACCAACCGGACACCGCGCTCCGGTGCAGATCTCGATGTCGATGGCCGTTTTCAGGAGATCGCAAGGACGGGGGTCCGAGCTCTCATTAGGTGCATTGAGCGTCTTCTCGAGAAGCACCAGAAGGTGATCGTTCGCAACAACCCGGGCAATCACGACCCGCACCAGGCAGCGATGCTGTCGATTTGCCTTGCAGCGCGGTACCACGACAACCCCCGGGTGGTCATCGACGAGAGCCCGTCGAGCTTCTTCTATTTTCGCTTCGGCAAGACGCTCATAGGGTCCACTCACGGCGACGGCGCTAAGCTGACGGATCTACCCCTCATCATGGCCCGCGACGTCAAAGACGACTGGGCCGCCAGCGACTTCCGTGTCTGGCACTGTGGTCACTTCCATCACGATCAGGTCAAGGACATGGTCGGCTGCACGGTTGAGACACACCGAACCCTCGCGTCGACAGACGCATGGCATACCCATCACGGTTACCGCTCCGGTCGTGATCTCAAGGCTATCGTCTACGATCGCGAATATGGGGAAATTGCCCGCCTACGGTGCGGCGTTGAACAGCTAGGGGACTAATTCCCCCCGCCGCCTAACCACCAGCCTCAACCACCCTTAGTCACCCGAACATGACCGGGTTCTTTGGTGCAAAAGGTGGTGGTGGCGGCAGCTTCAAACAGCGGCCCGACACGCTGCGTTCGACAGATACTTTCGAGGGGCTGCTCGGTCTCTGCGCCGGCCCCATCAAGGGCCTGACTCGAGGTCTGAAATCCCTCAAGATCGACGGCACGCCGCTCGAGGACGAGAGCGGTAAGCTCAATTTCGAGAACTTCGTCGCGATCTTCGCGGACGGCAACCCTGCAAATTTCCCCCAGAAGGTCGATCTCCGGCTCGGCGCGGGTGGCTCTCCGGTCAACGTCAATCTCGCGCTGTCAAACACCAACGCCAGCGGCCCCGGCCCATGGGTGACGCGGACGGTTAACAATCTCGGCGCTGACTTCCTCGATCTGCGAATTGTTTGCAGCCAGCTCTATCGTCAGGACAAGAAGGGGATCTACGAGCACAGCGCAAACATTGAGATCCAGCTTAAGCCAATCGGCGCAACCAACTGGATCTCGCCCATGCTCGGGGTCCCGTCGCAAACTTACGAAGAGGCGGGCTCGACCATACCGATGGCGGGGGGACGGCTTCTTATCCCACGCATCGTGTTCGATGGCGGGGGGTATTATAAGCCGGAGACCAACAACGGCTACTTTAGGATCTACGGGAAGACCAGCAGCCCCGCGGTTCATGAGCTGCGCATCGTGGTCCCCAATGAGGGTGCCTATGAGAATGTAGGCTGGGACGTCCGGTGTCGGCTCATCGAGAAGGAGAGCGTCGAAGCCGATCCGAATTTCGAGAAGCGCATGCTGACTTGGGAGTCGGTGTCCGCAGGCTACAACACTAAGCTGGGGGTCACAGAGCCGTGGCGCGGGCTTTCATGGTTGCAGCTCTACGGTAAAGCGTCGGACCAGCTCACGGGCGTGCCCGCGGTCGAGGGCGAATATGACACGCTCATCGTGCCGGTGCCGCCCTCGGGAGTCTTCGATCCCGAGACGCGCGAATACACCGGCGAGATCTGGGACGGCAGCTGGGCGCAGGCTTTCACGACTGACCCGGCATGGAACATCAATGGGCTGATCTCGAACAGCACTCACGGTATGGCTTCCCTCTCTCCGGGGGCGCATCTCAATAAGTGGGACGCGCTTGAGGCCAGCAAATGGTTCTCGGAACTTGTGCCCGATGGCGCTGGAGGCACTGAGCCCCGATCGTCGCTGAACATCGCCATTAACGAGCCCCAGAAGGCGAGCGAGTTCGTGCCCTATCTCGCGGGCGCGGTCGGCGCGCTCGCCTGGGAGGAGAATGGCGGCGAGTGGAGGATGAAGGTCGATAAGCCGGAGGTGCCGGTCGACCTGTTTACGCTCGAGGCGATCAACGGAGAGTTCAGCTACTCACACACCGACGTCGACACCCGTTTCAACGACATCACGATGGTCTTCCGCAATAAGGAATTCGGCTATCGCGAGGATCGTGTGCGGGTTGTGGACTCCGCGCACATTGCGCGCTTTGGGCGCAAGCCTACGACGATTGTCGCGATCGGTTGCACCGGCCGTCAGGAAGCTCTCCGCCGCGCAATTATGCGGCTCCGGGTCGCCACAAGGGAAACCCGTGCGGTCAACTTTACCACCAACCGCCGGGGGCGGATGGTGCGCCCGCTATCTACGATTCTTATTGCCGATAACGATCTCGGTACTCTCCTCGATTCCGATGAAAACACGCGCGCAACCGGGCGCATCGTGTCCATTGCGTCGGACCGAATGAGCATTACCGTTCGCGACCCGCTGCGGCTCGAGCTCGGCGTCGCGTACTCAGTGTCATTCACGGTGCCAAATCCGGACTACGCGCCGGACGCCGACGTCGACCCGCAGGGCGAGAATGTTTCTCTGCCTACTGTCACGCAGACGGTGTCCATCACGAACGACGCGGCCCATCGCGGCAACGTCACCACCATCTACCTGTCGTCCGCTCTGCCGACAAGCGTGGCCCCAAACGCGAACATTGCGCTTTCGGCTGACGGGCTCCCTGCGCTGCCGAAACAGTACCGCGTCACGAATATGTCGATCGACGGGGAAATGGTGTCAATCTCGGCAATCGAGATCGACACCGGCAAGTGGGACGCTTCTGACTCAGGTGTGGCGGAGGAAGGATACGTCCCGCCCATCGACGTCGTAGTCCCTCCGGTCCTCAACGCGACCATCACGACGCAAGGCTTTGTCAGCGACTATAAGCAGAACCTGGCCTTGAATGTGAACTGGGATCGGCCCGGCGCTGCCATGCTGGCCGGTTACCGCACAGAGTATCGCGTCAACGGCGCCGAGTGGGTGCAAATCAGTGCGCTCACGAGCCTGACCTCTATCGAGATCATCAATCCCCAGTTCGGCAATTGGGAGTTCCGCATCACTGCGGTCGACCGGATGCGTCGAACCTCGGAGCCGGTGGTGGTCTCCAAAGTGATCGATGAGGCCCTGCAGCCGGGCTACTACGGTGATGGCACACCGGTCGACGACTTGAGGCCAGCCGAACCGGGGGCGACAGATGGCGCTACAGCGGGAGACAACCTCAAGGACTCTGAGGGCAACCCTCTCGGCGACGGCGATATTATCACTTCCGAGGGCATCTCGGCCGACACGTTCAAAGTCGGTGGGGTTCTGTCAGAAGACGTCCTCGGTGCGATCTCCACAGCGCAGACTGACATCGACAACTTAATCGCGACTTATGGCGATACCGCTAGCGCCGCTGCAAGTGCGGACGCGGCGGCGCTGGCAGCCGCGAACGCCCAGCAGGCCGAAGACGATGCTGTCGCGGCCCGGAATGCCGCGCAGACGGCGCAATCCGACGCGGCCGCGAACCAAGCCGCCGCTGAGAATGCCGCGACGGCCGCGCAGACCAGTTCGGTCACCGCAGCGGTCAAGGCGGCAACCAAGGGCATGACGCCGAACGCGGACTTCAGTGAGGGCGTGAGCGGCTGGTTCAACGCCTATACCGCGAACCTCTCGGACACATCGCCCACGCTTATGGCCGCCGCGACCAACTGGAATGGCGCGGCGAATGTCGCCCTCAACGCCAGCAACGCGCGACGCGATATGCGCGGCAGTCCCGCACAGGTGCAGGCTGGCCGCGAATATCGCCTGCGCTATCGATTCCGCATCACGGCTGCGAACAGCACTCTGATCGGTATCGCGACGAAGGACGCGGCGGGGGCTCATGTCGCCTTTACCCACTTGGTCAACGCGAACGCCGCCGCGCTCAATACGTGGATCGAGGGTGACATCCTCATCGACAATGCAACCGTGATCAACGGGGCGCCGCAGATGGTCCCCTATGCGCTGACCAATACCGGCGCGGCGGTGGCGACCGTCGCCTTCGACTATCTCTATGTCGAAGACGTCACCGAGAGCGAAAACGCTGCCACATCCGCTTCGGCTGCATCCACGTCTGCGTCCAATGCCGCAGCGAGCGCTTCGGACGCCGGGGACTTCGCCGCTTCCGCAAGCAGCTCTGCAAACACGGCCACCACGAAGGCGGGCGAGGCATCGACCAGCGCCGGACAAGCCGCGACCTCCGCTTCCGATGCGGAAGGCTTCAAGAATACGGCGTCGTCGCAGGCGACGCTTGCCGCTGCAGCCAAGGATGACGCTGAGACGGCAGCATCAGCAGCTGCATCGTCAGCTTCAGTCGCTACCACCAAGGCCGCTGAGGCGGGCAACTTCGCTACGTCCGCGAGCACGGCTGCAAACAACGCCTCGATCGCGAAGGACGATGCGGAGGACGCAGCGAACGCGGCAGCCAACTCGGCCACTGCCGCAGCTGCCTCACAGACCGCAGCTGGATCCAGCGCGTCAGCTGCAAGCGAGGCGGCGCTTACGGCTCAAATCAACGCGGCAACGCGGGGTCTCACGAAGAATGGCGATTTCAGTGCTGGGCTCAACGGCTGGTATAACTACGCCAGTTCATCTGATCTTGACCCTCCGCCTCTACAGACGACGCACGAAGAAACCTATGAAGGTGCCTCGGGCGTCTTGGTCTGCGCGTCGGACGTCCGGCGCAATCTCATGTCGGGTCGCTTCGAGATCGACCCCACGCGTAAATACCGACTACGCGGTCGCATATTTTCCTCGAACCACGGTGCCACTCACTATCTTGGCATTCAGTGCCGCGACGCTGATGACGTGTATCTGGGTGTTAAATACGCGACCGTAGCTCAGGCGCTCCCCGAAGGTTGGAGCGACTTCGTCTCGGACGTTATTACCGGGGCCACGGCGACGACAACGGTCTGGAGTGCGGGCGGCTTCCACGTCGGCACGAAGCGCGTGTCGATGATCATCTTCGCAAACTATAGTTACACTGTTGGCCAGATCCTCGCGTTCGACAACTTCTATCTTGAGGACGTCACCGAGAGCGAAAATGCTGCCGCTTCCGCTTCGGCTGCCTCGGTTTCGCAAGCCAGCGCAGCTGCCTCGGAGAGTGATGCTGAAGCGGCTGCGTCAGCTGCATCCGGTCACTCCAACACCGCGCAGACAGCGGCAGGCACGGCGACTACCAAGGCGAGCGAAGCGGCGACGAGCGCATCGAACGCGCTGGGTTCGGCGAATACGGCATCCTCCCAGGCAACGCTTGCCGCAAACAGTGCGGCAGCCGCTGAAACGACCGCTCGTCAGATCTTCCGGTCCGATTTCCAAAACGGTCCGGGTTATTGGGTCGCTGGCTATGCTCAAACCAAGGCTCAGCTCCCTACCTATTATGACGTTGATGTCGGTAACAGCGCGGTAACGATTGAGACTGTTACCGGGGTAGGTAAAGTCCTTCAGTGTTCGAACGCCTACGTCGTCATGTCGGAGCGCTCGACGCGGCCATTCATTGATGGCCAGAAAATTCGTGTCCGTATCAGAACAAGGCTTACCTCAGACCAGACCACGCAGCCGCACGGGCATTATCTTTGGGTGGCGATGCTCGATGCGAGCGGCGCTAGCACGGGTTACTCTGCTGTCGGGGTTTGGTCGGGTCTCACGGTCGCCGATGGTTGGGTCACGCGCGAGATCGAGTTTGAGCCGACCACGAAACGCACAGGAGCGAATGCGAACGCGACCGAATGGCGGCTGATGGTCGGGCTCAATGGTTACAATACGATTTCAGCGGCAGGCGCGGTCCAGCAGATCGAATACATCACCTGCGACGACGTAACTGAAAGCACCGCAGCGGCAGGCTCGGCAAGTGCGGCAGCATCGTCAGCTTCGGTTGCCACGACCAAGGCCACCGAGGCCGGGAACAGCGCTACAAGCGCCACGACAGCAAAGAATGAAGCGCAGGCCGCACAGGCTAACGCAGCTGCATCTGCATCCGCAGCAGCAGGTAGCGCAGCCGACGCTGATGCGGATGCAGCTGTCGCTTCGACGAACGCAACTCTTTCGGCTGACTATGCTGGTGCAGCGGAGACCGCTGCTCTTCAAACGCTGCCTTCGACCTTTGAGCAGGACGGCCTATTTTTCTGTGAAGGAACGGGAGCCGGTTGGCTCGGTGCACCATCCAGTCTCCCCTCTGCCTCGGGATCGGGGGTCTACTCCTTCCAGACAATCGCTGGGATTGGTCGCGTTGCAGTGGCCACTTCCACAGCCTCTGTTCAGGACATCGCGCAAAAGGGCGTCGTTGCCGTCCGTCCGGGGCGCAAATACCGGGTCAGTGCGACGCATCAGACGTCCTCTTCTACCCGACCGATGGCCGTCTATGCGATCGCTCTTAATGCGTCCTATGGTTATATCGGCGGCTCCGTCGTTACGGTTCCGGCGACCTCCACCACCACATGGCAGACCACGTCGACCGCCGTGATTGACGGCGATACGCTGATTGCGGCGGGCGTTGTGTATCTGCGCGCTATGGGCCGGTTCAATGCCGGCACCCCCAACGGTCGGTTCTCCCAGCTCAAGATTGAGGACGTCACCGAGAGCGTTGCTGCCGAGACCCAAGCCGGTATCGCGACCACTCAAGCTGCATCGGCTACGTCGTCGGCTGCTTCTGCAGCGGCCAACGAGACCCTTACCGCGTCGGCAAAGACCACGATGATCAACAGCCTATCGGATCTGATGCCGAAGGCGATGAACCCTGATCTTTTCGGTGGCAGTTTGGCTGGAGGGGTGACGAGCGCACAGTCCGCACTTGATCCTTCATGGGTCCCGGCAAGCCGTGCATATATCGACGTGCCGTCAGGCGGTTACACCGTCTCAATGCGAGCTGCCGTCCCCATTAAGGATGGAGACGTCATCCGTCTAACCGTTGATGTCGAGCAGATTACGTCGGCAACTGCCAAGACGTGCTCCTCGGTCTACCTTCGTGTCCTCGATGAAAATTTTGATTTGATAACAAGCATCGTGGTCAACCCTAGCCGCATCAATCTTGCGACGGGTGAACGAGGAGCGATGTCTGTCACAATCGGCCGCAATAACGCGAATGCGGATTATAATCTTACCACTACCGGGGCGAAGTATATTCGTCCAAACCTCCTGATGAACCGCACAGAGAACGGGACGGCGCAGAATCCCGGCTCAGTTGCGCGGCTCCACGCCTTCTATGGCGAAGATGTTAAGGCGCTGTCCGAAGCGACGTCGCAGGCAGGCATTGCCACTTCGCAGGCTGCTGTAGCTACAGCTCAAGCGGCTGCGGCTCAGCAGAGCGCCGTCTTGTCGGCGAGCATTGGGCAAGGCTTCCTCAATAAGAACCCCGGCTTTGACGACTATCCAAGCGCGACGGTCGGGCAGCTTCCTACCAGTTGGACCAACTGGGTGGGCTCGGCCAACATGTATAGAGTCAACGATAACGTCGGCGGCTACTCTCTGCGAATGCCCGGCACGCCGGGGGCCAACACGGGGCTGGTCTTCTCGGGCCACTCGACGACGAACCTCGTCAATCCGGGCGACTACTTTGTCATTGAGGCGGAAATCACCCTGAACAGCGGAACCTTGGCTGGTGCCGCTGCCTACATGGCCATCTCCAACAGCGCGGGATCGGCGGTCCAGTCTGACCTGCGGTGCATCTTCGCGACCGACCCCGGTAATAACACGGGCGCACCGATCGGGAGCGGCGAGGTCGGCAAAACATACAAGTTCGCCAAGCTCGTCAAGGTAACTGCCGCGACGGCCCACGGCTATTTTCTATACGCCATGGCCCATTGGTCTACGGCTGGATCCACTGCCAACGCCAACGACATCACTTGGCACAAGTGTGGAGTTCGGCCCGCCACGCCTGCCGAGATCCGTGACCAGACCGTGCTCGCTCCGATGGAAGCGACCGTCTCGACGCAAGCCTCGACGCTGGCGACGCACACGACGCAGCTCGCGAGCCTCGACACCACCGTCTCAGCGCAGGGCGCGACGATCAGCACCCAGCAGACCGCGCTCAACGGTCTCGCGACCCGCTACAGCGTCACGCTCAGCGTGAACAACCACATCACTGGTTTCAGCCAGAACAATGATGGGACTAGCGGCGATTTCATCGTGCAGGCCGACAAGTTCCTGGTCGCGATGCCGGGTGTCACCCCGCGCGTGGTCTTCGGCGTCAGCGCTGCCGGTGCACTCGTTAACGGCGACCTCTATGTCAATAACGGCAAGATCATCGCCGACACCGGCACCTACATGAAGGTGATCGGCAAGGGCTTCGGCACGAGCAACCAGTTCATCGAATGGTTCGGCCCCAAGATGGCACTCAACCTCTGCTCCGAGGCGAACGCCATCACCTATACCAAGACTAACGGCGATTCCTACTTCGGTGGCACACTACATGCCGGCACGCTCAAGAACGACGGTAGCACTTCGGGCCTCGGGACTACCGAAGTCGCAACCTGCGGCCCCTTCGGCACCAACGGCAATCCCATCGTGGTGGCTGTGAGCTGGACCTACCAAAAGACCGAGGTGAAGAATTATACGGCCGATATCTCTGGCCGTAATGCTTTCGATGCTGACGCCGCCTCCTACAACGCATCAGATACGGGCGGAAATAACTGGTCTGGAACCAAGGCGCTAACCGTCGCGAGCAGCACAGTCACTCTCGCCCGTAAGATCGGAGGTGGGTCATTCTCCGATGTCCAAAGCGCCTCAACGACGAGCGGGATCGGCACATTTACAGGCGTTCGCCCTGTGGTTGGATCTTCAGTGGGAACGGCCACGCTCGTCAGGTCCTACACCATCAACTTTACCTACACCGACAATGCCGGAGGCACGGGAGATCGCACCTTCACTGCCACCTTGGCCCGAGGCTTCACCGATACCTTGGGGTCGTCAACCCAGCGTGTCTCAATTGTCACCACAGAGGAGTAATATTGTGTCCGACTATCCCCCACTCACCCCTGAGGAAGAGGAAACGCTCACCGCCCTGCAATATCAGCAGGCGATGGCCGAATGGAGCGCAGCTGAGACCGCGCGTCTGGCCGAACTCGCCCTTTTCGAACCGCTGAACGACTGCGGCGACCTGCCCACCGTGCTCGCGGCGCTCACGGCCATTGAGGAGAGCGACGTTTCAGAGGACGTCAAGGCTCGCATCGATCGCATCAAGATCGTGCTCAATGTCGACCTGCAGTCGCTGATCAATCGACGCGATATGCTCTCGGTGCCCAACCCTGAGCCGGTCAATCCGCTCGCGGAAGAAGAAGCGTGAGGAGCCTCGCGCTCCTCGCCGCCGTGCTCCTTGCCGGATGCGGCCCTGCAGATGGCTACCAGTTCGAGCGGAAAGAATTCGAGCGCGCCGCGCCGAACATCACGGTCGTGACGCACCCATCGCTCAAGGCCCTGCGCGATGCCGCGCCTGCGTCTGCGAAGGAAGGCGCGGCAGAACTGCAAGCCTGGTCTGCGATTACGTCACGCGGATGCGAAATGCACATTGTCGATCCGACGCAGAGCTACCAGCCCGAGTGGATCGGACACGAAGCGGCCCATTGCGTCTACGGACGCTGGCACAAATAAGAAACCGGCCAGACCCCGAGGGATCTGGCCGGTTGTTTAGGCCGCCAACTTCTTCGTTGTGCGGTATGTCTCGATGAGCTCTCCGGTTCGCCCGGGCACCTTTGGTCGGTTGTCGAGGAGTGTCCCGGCGTGCCAAGCGTCGAGGACGATCGCGCAACAGGCCATGACATGTCCGAGATGGTGGACCGGCTCCTCCGCCTCAACCGTGTCGGCCGAATAGTCCTCCCCGTCGAGATACGACGCAAGATGACGCATGGCTGCGGCCACATAGACGCGGGTGCTAACCGGGTCGTCGCGCCAGTTGTACGGGCCGTATTTCCTCGCGCCGTTCATCATGGCAGTTGCCAAGTGCAGCAGGGCGGAGGGGGGCACAACGCTCAGGTCGGGCTTCTGCGCGCCCATTGCGGTCTTCGGGTTTCCGTCCACGCTCAAACTCCAAGTCGAAAATAATGGGGGCGAGGCTGCGGACGCTTCCGCGGGATCGCGTAGAGAATTTCCCAGAGACCGTCGCGGCCAGTGGCCAATTCGACCGTACCTTCCTCGTACAGTCGCCGAGCTTGGCGCAGTTCGGGGGAGGCGTTATTCCAGCCGCTGCCCGCTTTTCTCCGTGCCACAGTGAAGCGGACGAGCTCGGGGCGACCGAAGCCCCCGAACCGCTCCTGCCGCGAGTGCAGGAGCTCCACGCTATCGTTGATCAGTTCCCACACTTCGCTCAGCTCAAAGCCGAGCGCCTGGGCCGTTTTGAAGGGACTCCGACTGCGCCGGTAGTGCTCCAGAATCGCTGTTTTGTCTTTGGTTGTTAAACTCACTGTAATCTCCGGGTTTGATACCCGAGGATTTAGTAAAGCGTTGAGATTCTGGCACTCGTAGACCAAGAAGTCGCTATGCGAGTGGGTGGATTACCACCCGATCTGCATGCTCGAACTGCTTGTGCGTGATGATCAAGATCTGCTGCAGCTGATCCGTCAGCGACGCGAGCGCCTCGGCAGTCGCCTCGGCCCGCTCGGCGTCCATGTCGCTGTCGATCTCATCGCCAATGAAGACAGGGAATACCCGGCTGACCAACACCCGGCCAAGTCCGATCCGCACGGCCAGGTTAGCTACTGTGGCTCCTGCGCCCGAGAGCGTAGAAATATCCTGACCGTCGACGGTGATGTTCATATCCTCATCGACTTCGACCGTCGTCAGAACGCCATTGGTCATCTGGTGGATCAGGCTCGTCGCAACCCGAGAGAGCGACGGTGCGAGATGGGCCTTCACCATAAGGCGTGCTTCGGCCAGTGCCTCGGCGCCGGCAGTGTAATCCTTGGCCTTCTGCTTCGCGTCGTCGATCCGCTCCTGCGCCTTGCGCCATGCCTCGTGCTGGATCTCGTAATCGGCGAGGAGCTTCTCGTAGACGCGCGCCTCGACGAGCGCCTGTGACAATTCCTCGGACGATCCTGCGGGGGGCGTGAGGTTTTGTAACATTTCCCGCGCCTCGGCAGTAGCTTCCCAACGCTCGCGCGTGGCGACCTGCGCCCGGTAGTCGGCCACTGCAGCACGCGCGGCTGCCAACTCCTCGCTGACGTCCTCGGGCTCGACATAGTCGGCGACCAGCGCCTCGAGCTCGCGGCGGCGCTCAGCCTGCGAGTGGGCAAGCTGCTGCTGTTTGATCTCCTCGGCCGTCAGCACGACAGCTGGCTCCGCTACCTCGTCGAGCGGCTCTTCCCACAGGGCGTTGGCCCGCTTCTCGGCCTTGAGCTGCTCGAGCGAGAGGGCGGGCTCCACGACGTCGTCGGGGCGACCCGGCACAAATTGGTGTTCACATTTGGGGCAGGTAACCTCATCGCCCGGCTTCATCAGCAGGTGCCACGCGTGCTGCATGTCGTCGATCTGCTCCGGTGTCACCGTCGGCTTCGGGCCGCGGCGCTCCAGCTCTGTCCGAAATATGCTGTATTTTTCGGACAACTCGATCTGCTCGAGGGTGTAGGCGGGGAGGGGAATGCGCTCAAGTTCTGCCACTCGGGAGGCGTGCGCCTGTTTGTCCGAGCGCGCGGCTTCGGCCCGTGCCTCTAGCTCCGCCACGTCTACGGCGGGGGCGACGGGAACGGGCGGTTCCTCGCCAGCCTGGGCGACGATCGCCTCGAGCCGCGCCTTCTCCTTTTCGTAGGCCTGGACCGCACTCAGGGCGGCCTCGATCTCGGCGACGGGGCGATACCCCTCGGGCTTCTTCGGCTCTTCGGGCTTAACCAGCCCCTCGGCGAGCGCCTCTGCGAGCTTGCGGTGACCCTTCGCCTCGTCCTTGCAGTCCTTCTCGGCCTTCTCCTGCGCGGTGAGGCCGAGGATGCGGTCGATCAGGCGCTTGCGCTCAGGCGCCTTCATCTGGCTCAGCCGCTCGCTGTCCTTCTGGCGCGCCGCGCACACGACGTCGAACACGTCGAGGCCGAAGCCGAGGATCTCGAGCAGCTTCTGGTTCACTGCCTCGGTGTTGACGGCGAGCACCTCTCCATCCGGCCCCCATAGGGATTCCTTACGAGGCGTCCGTTCAACGCGGTATTCCTTGCCGGCGATCTCGAAGACGCCTTCGGCGGTCAGCTTCTTGTAGTCGGATGCCGGACCGCGGAGCGCGCGCTTTCCGAACAGCAGATAGCGGATGACCTCGATCGAGCCGAACGTCTTGCCGGACCCGTTCGGGCCAATGAAGGCGGTTGAGCCCGGTTGAAGGTTTAGGTCGCCGGACAGCGAAATTCCGTTGGTAGGAAAGGTAACCGAATAGCTGAGTTTTTTGATCATGTGGGCTCCGTCATGCTTCGTGCATCGAGGATCAATTCAAGATTGGAAACTCGCACAGCGAGAAGGTTGAAAAGCAATGGCCCGGGTCGTGGGACTACTGCTTTTGACTTTGATGATGTTCTACGTGCGGGAGGCACTCATTCCCTTCCTCCTGCTCGCGTACTTGGCCGGAGCAGCAAGGTGATCTCAGAATACGCTTCCGCAGCTACTAAATCTGCACTTCCTGTGGGGGTAAGTGGCGCCGCCGCGTTGGGGTTTTCTCTTCAGGACTGGGTGTTCATCGTCACCATTATCTACACCGTTCTTCAAATCGGTGTGCTGATCTACAAGTTTTTCAAGAAGAAGAGCGATGACTGATCCCGCGGAGGAAACTGCCCGCAAGGGTGTCCTCGCAGGGCTCGGCACTCTCGGCGTCATTATCACAGGCATCCTTGCCGCTGTCGGTCTGAACGAAGGGGGATATGTTCACCACAGTTCTGATCCGGGCGGCGCTACCAATCACGGCATCACCGAGAAGGTCGCGCGCGAGGACGGTTATACCGGCCACATGAAAGACTTCCCCAAGGAGTGGGCCAACGACATCATCTTCAAGGGCTACATCAAGGAGCCCGGCTTCCTGCCGATCATCGAGATCAGCCCCGCCGTCGGCGAGGAGATCGTCGACAGCGCAGTGAACTTTGGCCCCCATCGGCCGTCCTGCTGGTTCCAGCAGAGCCTCAATGAACTCGGCGCCTCACCGCGGCTCAAGGTCGACTGCAAGATCGGACCGAAGTCGGTCGCGGCCTTTGCCCGGTTTAAGAACCCTCGTCTTTGTGTGCTCATGCTTGACAAAATGGACGCAAAGCAAACCGCCGAGTACCAGCGGCTCGTGCGGGTGAACCCGAAGCTCAAGGTATTCTATCGCGGCTGGATCAACAAGCGCGTCGGCAACGTGGATCGGAAGAAATGTTCAGCGTACTGACCAGCAAGATTTTCGGGGCGACGACACTCGCCCTGCTCATGCTTCTCACCCTGCAGACCTGTCGGGCGGATCGGCTCGCCGACGAGCTCGAGGATCAAAAGGTCCTGACCAAGAGCTGGAAGGACGCTCAGAAAACGACGAAGCAGTCGCTCGACGACGTGATCGCCGCCCTTGCTGAGAAGAATGCGGAGAGCCGCGAACGCGCAAAGAAGCTCGACGCTGCCAAGCTCAAGGCAGAGGCCGATGCCAAGCGAAACGCCGAGGCGTATCGCAGCACCCAGCAGAAGATCGACGCTCTGCTCCGCACGCGGGGCACGAGCACCTGCGTAACCCCGGGAGACGTCCGTGAAGCTCTGGCCGGCATTTAGTCTGCTCCTCCTCGCAGGATGCGCCCACACCCCCGGTGGCGTCGAGGTGAAGACCGTCGAGGTCGTCAAGGAAGTGATGGTGCCGTGCCCGGCTCAGGCACCCGCGCGGCCGACGCCGCTCGGGGCTCTGCCGGATCTGGCGGAGGATGCTCTGCGCATCGTCAGCGCCAAGCTGCTCGAGTATGCGGGGAAGGGTGGCTATGCCGACAAGGCCGAGGACGCCATCAAGCTGTGCGCGTCTGCGGAGGCGGCAACCCTTTCGAAATAAGGGTCGACCACTCGTTGGCGATCGACACGCGGCGGCTCCAGTGCTGCGAGCGGTTGTAGGCCGCTTCCACCTCGTTCTCACGAACGTGCGCCAGCATCAGGTCGATGACCTCGCGGTCGCGAGGGCGCCGCTCGTTCATGATCGTGGAGAAGGACGAACGCCAGCCGTGCGGGACGTGGCGGCCCTTATATCCGAGGCGCTGGTAGAGAACGCCGAGCGCGTTGTCGGAGAGCGGCTTGTCAAAAGCACGTTGGCCAGGAAAAACCAGCTTCAGATGACCGGTGAGCGGCCGCACCGCTTCGAGCACCTCGCGCATTTGTCGCGTGATGGGAATGGAGAAGTCCCGCTCGCTGTCGTGCTTGTGCTCTTTCAGCAGCTTCATGCGGGCCGCGGGGATGGTCCAGACATCGCCATGATCCTCCGACCACTCCATGCCCCGGACCATACCGGGGCGTGCTGCGGAGAGCGCCAGCAGTCGGGAGGCGAGGATGGTGACCGGATAGGAGCCGCTGTTCTCAATCGCGAGCATCAGCTCTTTGATCTCGTCGAGGTCGACGAGCGCGGGACGGCGCCCCTTTGGCTTCGGCGGTGCCAAGGCGCCGGACACGATGGCAGCTGGATCGTTCTTCGCCCGGCCGCTGGAGATGCCGTAGACGAAGATGGCCGATATGCGCTGGCGGACGCGGGCGCCGCCCTCGAGCGCGCCTCGCTTCTCCATACGGCGGACGACGTCCAGCACGGTGGGCGGGTCGATGTCGTCGACGGACATGTTGCCGATGAGGGGGAATACTTCGTGCTCGAGGCTCTGCAGCACCTTCTTGGCGTGGCGATCCGCCCACCGAGGTTTCTGCAGGGCATGCCACTCGCGGGCGAGTGTCTCGAAGGTCAGCCCGGTAGGCTGGCGGCGCTGGGGGTCCTCACCGGCGCGGAGCTTCTTGCGGGCGTCAGCCAGCGTCTCCCGGGCGTCCGCGAGGGACACCTCGGGGTAGGGGCCGAGCGACAGCAGCCGCTCCTTGCCGTCGAACCGATACTTGATGCGCCAGAGCTTGCTGCCGTTGGCGCGCACGAGGACGTACAGGCCGTGCGCGTCGGCGAGCTTGTAGTCCTTGTCGCGAATCGTCGCTTTTCTGATTTTTGCGTCTGTGAGCACGATACCCCCACCAGTGTCCCCAATGTGTCCCCAGAAGCGGGGCAT